CAATAGGCGTACCACCAGATGCGGCAAATAAACCAAATCCGTGAGCTCCACCTAAGCTTTCAATAAGTGGTGACATTTAGGCCTACGCAAACTTAGTCAAGGCTGCAAGCACTGTATATGCTGCTGAACCTGTCTTAATAATAGTTAGTGTATAAGAGTCAATTGCAGAAGCGTTACCCGCAGAAGGGGCTGTTCCGCCCTGCCATTTAGGGCTTACTGATGTACCGTCAATAGTAAAAGCATTTGCATAATAGGCTGTAGATCCGTTGGTATTTAAAAATGCCACAGTTACTGCGTCACCTGTGTTCATAACAGAGTTAAGAGCCGTTGTAGAGTTTCCACGAATATTGAGTGTGAAGTTAGCTGAAGAGTTGGTGGTGTAGTAAAGAACACCCTGAGTTAGATAGTCAAAGTTAACTGTACCGGTAGCTGCAGTGGCAGATACGGTTGTGATTTCTTTAGGAGACTTTAAGGTAGGTACGTTGTACTGTGAGGATACGCTAAATCCGGTTCCCTGTGGAATGCTGGCATAGCCTAGGGATGTCCACGCTGTTGCGCCATCACCAATCTTAAATAGCTTGGTGTCAGTTTCTACAGCCATTTCACCTGCGGCAAGCGTAGGGTTAGCTGAAGTCCATTGTGCGGCCGTTCCACGGCGCAGCTGAATCTGTGTTTGAACTCCCATTTATGGCGTTCCTCCAATAACTATGTTAGCCCATGATACCGTACTTGGGGTTCCTCCGTCATACGGAGCTACACCGTCAAATACTCCGCCGTCAACTGCAGTGATGGAGTTCTGTCCAGAACCTCCACCAGCTCCAACTTCTAGCCAGTAACCTGAGTAGTAGATAAACAATTGACCCGTTGCTGAGTCAAACCAAAGTGCTCCAGATGTAGGGCTGGAAGGTGCCGTATCAGACGTTGTGACTGATGAGCCCCCACCAGAACCTATTACGGTCCAAGTAGTTCCGTTGTATACCTTAACCACGTTGGTTCCGGTATTAAAGTAAAGATCTCCAGCGGTTCCAGAAACAGGGTCAGCAGCACTACCTACTAAATTTATAGGTGATAGAAATTTGCGTGACACCTAGACTCCTTATCCGAATACTACGACTCGGATTTGGTTCGCTGAAGGAGCGGTTGAGAAAGCCACTGTAATTGTATTTGTAGTGGCGTGGGTTACATCTGCAAAGTATTCAACACCAGTAGATGCATCATACAAAGTAACCTGCACATCTAGGGTTCCTAGGTTGTGGGTAACTGTGTAGGAAGTAGCTGATGTAGCCAAAGTAGTTGAGTACTTACGTACTACTACAGAGGTATCAATCGCAGCTGTTACTGCAGCCGAACCGTTAAAGGATGTTCCAGTAAGGCCTGTACCCAAGGTAAGGGCGTTAGTGGTGTTAGCGGTAATCGTTGTGGATCCGCCAAGGGCCACTGTGCTGCCGTTTACAGTTAGTGAGGTGTTGGTAAGAGATACTGTTCCGCCTGAAACAGTAATGCCTGTACCTGCGCCTACTGCCAAACCTGATGAGGTTGTTCCCAAACCAGAGTTTGTAGGGAGAAGAACAGATGCGCCTGAAGCACCAGTTGTCAAACCACCAGTTGATAGTGGAGTGAAGGTAAAGTTGTTACCAGAAAGGGTTACACCATTAGAAGCTGTGTAGGTTCCTACGCCAGAGAACTGTGCCCACTGAATAGGGTCTGTACCAACCTTGATACCATCGCCTACGTTTGTAGCAGTTCCTTGAAGCTTTTGAACCCAACCGGTTCCGCCGTAGGTTGCTCCCAAAGCAATGTAAACAAATGTACCAGATACTACCTGGCCGTTAAGGTGATTGTCGTAATCTGTAGAACGTGTAAGAACTGTAGCAACTCCAGATGTACCGGCAGTTGTTACTGTATAAAGACCGTTAGCAATTGAGTTAGCACCAGAGAGTGCTGCGGTACCGCCGGCTACAACGATACGGTCGCCAACGTTAAGGTTGTCTGGACCTGAGTCAATAGTTGTTGCACCAGTGGCAGAATAGGTAATTGTTGCGCCAACACCTGTACCACCATCAACACCGGCAGAACCAGCTGCATAAGTACCTGCAATAGTTCCTGCGCTGAAGTATTCAGCAGAGCTAAGGATGCTAAGTCCTTGAGCTACGCTATCAACGTATGACTTGTTTGCGGCATCTGTAGATGCGGTTGGTGTAGCAAGGTTTGTAATCTTGTTAGAGTTAGCATTTAGGTTAGCGGTAAGAGATGTACCGGATCCCAATGTCTTATTGGTGAGGGTCTGTGAAGCGGTGTTAGTTGTAATAACATCGCTATTTACTGTAGCTGTTCCAGACGGACCAAAGTTAATGTTACCTGTGGCATCAATTTCTACGCCATAACCTGAGTTAATAGTAAGAACGCCAGTTGAGTTATTGGCAGTAATAGTGTTGTTGGTACCGCCAGCACCGCCGCCACTCTGGACATACATAGGTCCAAGGATGGTAGGTGAAGAAAGTGTCTTGTTATAAAGGGTATCTGTGGTATTAGTACCGATACCTACTTGCTGCCATGTGGAGGCATCAGAGTAGTAGATAACGTGGGTATCGGTTGTGTAATAGAAGGATCCTGCAGCCACTGCCGAAGCAAGAGGTCGTGCGGATAACGTGCCTGCTGAGATTCCACCAGCAAGGGCCCATGCGGTACCGTTGTAGATGTAGAGGCCGTTGAGGGATGTATCGTAGTAGATCTGACCAACTACTGGAGACGATGGCGCACTAGCAAGGTTTTGTATACGAGCATTTTGAAGCTCATTCTTGCTTAGGTCAATCGGTGTTAAAAATTTACGTGACATTCATTATCTCCTTATGAAAGGTAAGCATCTCCAGCAAATGCGGCGTTAAACCTGAGGGTTACAGTGTTTAAGTCGTTATACTGCAGCTCTCCTTCAACGTTTGTACCTGCTGAGTCTACTACTGTTACGTTTGGATTAAAGTTCAAATGGTGGTTAATAACCCATACATCAGAGGGTACCGGCTGTGGGTGATGGTATGCCAGTGGGGGTAGGATTGACCCCTCAGTTAGTACGTTGATGCTTAGAGGGGCCGGGTAGATTACGTTGGTAATATCCGGGATTTCTAGGCCATACTCTGGGTTAGGCTGCCAGATCTGTGGGTTACTCATGTGGTCACCTGAGCTCTAGTAAATACCTTGCCAGTTACATAGGTTCTAACGGTTCCGTCAGCCCCCGAAGTCATCTGGAGGTCGTAGTATGCGGTCTTGGGTAGATCGGACGTTACAGAGCCTGGTAGGGTCAATTCTAGGGTATCTGTAGGGCCACCTACAACTGACTGCTTCTTTGTAATGGTAAATGTTCCCAAAATCAGTGGGCCAACCTGGGCATAGTCGCCAGAGGCAAAGATTCTGATCTGAGATTTAGGCGTGTAGCTAGAGACGTCAAAGGCAAACTGGAAGTCAATCTTGAAGTCATCGCCTGAGTACATTGAAAGGTCACGTGACATTGCTGTGCTTGGAGGGGTGATATCTCCGTAGTCCGGCATGTTGAGGTAGACACGCTGTGGAATAGATCCGTCATCAATCTCTTGAGGACGATAAATAGGTACGTAACGGTTAGTGGCACGGCTGATGCGGCGTAGGGTCTTAACCTCAATACGATACACGCCGATATCCAACATCGAACAAAGTTCTTTGTATTGTTCCTTGCGGGTCTGAACCATCTCAGAGAGTTGACGGTAACGCTCTGAACGTGGAATGCTTACGCCATCTGGAGAGATGATGTCAATATCAAAGGCTGCATCATTTGCCAAGGTGTATAAGGCCATAGTTGAGGCCAAGAGAACTAGCGGATATTCTTCAATTGGGGGAAGCAAACCGATCTGGGTAATGCGGCTTCCGGCAGTATCTGTAGAGTGCTGAGCATGCTCTAGGAATGCTGTGTTGATGTAATAAGAAATCTCAGAGTCTGTGAAGTAGCGGTAGGCCTGACCGTAAACGCTGATGACAGCATTGTTGTTCGGTACATAGTCATGCTCAAAAGTTAAGACTCCCACGCCTTCTTCCACAGTAACGTGGGATGAGACGTCAGAGCCATCAATTTTTACTACAAGGGTATAGCCCTGAATAGGGGCTTGAGAAAGTTGGTAGCGGGAGGTAATACCATCACCGGTAAAGGTATCCGTAAAGGACCTGGCGATATCGCCAATTTCTGCTCTGAGCCTGTCAGAGAGTTGTGCTACTGTGGCCACTAATCCTCCATATAACTAATAGGATAATCATCCTGTAAAAATGCAAATAAATCTATATAAAAAAGGCCCCACTCCTACAGGAGGGCGGTTGTAGGAGTGGGACTTCTATGCCTTGTACGGCTTAGAGGCGATCGTACAAGTAACCTTTTTCTTTTAGATGGTTAGCTACAGCTTGTGTAACCTTGTACTTCTTACCGGCCTGGAAAGAGTAGTGGTTGCCAGCTCCAATTGTCATCATTTCGATGTCTTCTGCAACACGCACGACAACTGAGTCGTCTGCGAGGCTTACGCCGAGATCTTCGACCTCATCAATTACGGTTGGTACAGCCGGTGTGGTCATATCCACTACCTCTGTAGCATCACGGTATTCTTTTGTCGCTGTTGCCATAGACATTTCGGTAGCTTTGGCTGCTAGAGCCTCTGCGTTTGCCTTGATTTGTTCTTCACGCTGACGTCCTGTGACGTCGGTAACTTTTGCTTTTGCCACGATGTGTATTCTCCTGTTAGTTAGTTGTTAAGGTATTTTATTGCGGCTTTTAAGACCTCAATATTGTCCTTGGCACAGCCAAGAACCTGGTTACAGTTTCTGCAAAGAAGTCCTCTTATACATTTACCGCAAGAACGCATTTGCCCATTACAGCAAGTGTGGTCATGATCAATGTGGGGAGAGGAGACCTCATCCCAGAACTTACCTTTGCATATAGCACATTTAGAGTCTTGTGCTTCTATTAGGGCTTCAAAGTCCGCTTTGGTTATTCCATAACGCTTAACGTTTTGGGTAGCCATATTAGCTCTGGCGCACTCTCGGCAAGCTCTTTTTGATTTACCATTAGGCTTTACATATGTAATTGTATTTTCTTCATCGTACGGGTGCCCTTTAGGACACTCGGTTTTAGAAGCGTTATTAACGCCACGTCCAACTCTTACGTCATCTTCTCTGCGGATTCTCATCGTATCTTTACGACAAGTCCTACAGTGGCGATAACCGTTTTTATCTATGTACGAATTATCTTTTGTATAGCTATGCCCTTGCGGACATTTTGTTTTTACGTGCTTTACTGCCATATGTGTAAGACCTCCTAGTAGGCAGTTTACCTACTAGGAGAATCTTACCACTGTTTAGGCTAATTTGTCTCCGCAATTACTACGCTTTGATCGGTGATAAGACCGAGGCCGTAGATTGCGTACCATGCAAGAGCGTGCTCACGACCGAAGTCGAGGATACCGCCGTCACGAAGCTCAACTGGAAGTGAGATTGCGTGTCCGAATGCATTGTCACCAATGAAGATCGCTGAGTAGCGATCCTTGTTACCGTTACCGGTCTTTGTTACTGGGGTGGTGTAACCTCCGCCAGTTGGGTAAACGATATCTCCAGGAGCAACGGTTGAGTCAGCTGTGTAGCCAGAACCTGCGCCGTTTGTTACCTTCTGGATTTGTGTTGTCTCAATGAAGACTGTGTCGTAGAGACGACCGATTTCACCGAGCATGAAGTTACCTGGAGCTGCGTACTTTGTTACTTCGATGAACTCTGGGAGGTCACGAAGACGACGAGACTGGTGTGGGTGAACGAAAGCGACGTATGTCTCGCCCAACCTTGGGATGTTCTTGGTTGCCAATGTCTCGACAGCGTCCTTAACGGTACGTGTTGAGAGGAATGAAGAACCGGTGAGTGAAGCACGTGATGTAGCTTCTGTGCCGTATCCGTACCAGTTGTTTACAGCGTCAAGACCTGTGCGATCTTCGCCGTAGATAACTGAGGATGCTGCCATGAGTGTGTCACGAGCCTGGCCATCAAGGTAGAGAGCCATGTTACGTCCAAGAAGACGTGAAGCTGATGCCATAACGTCATCGAATGATGCGTTAAGGAGGAGCTCAGATACTGCAATTGCATAGCCATGCTCTGCAACTGTGATTGAGAATTGCTGTGCTGTCAATGCGTTTGTTGACATACGAACGCCTTCAACCAATGGGGCTGCAAAGCCGAGGTTGTTGTAACGCATGAAGTTGATCTGGAGACCTGGTGCGACACCAAGTTCAGTCTTCTTTACTGCGAACTGTTCGAAGCGAAGAATTGGCATTGACTGGAAAAGAATTTCCTTAGACCAGATGGTCTGAATTGCTTGTGTAAGCTGGCTGTTTGCGCCAGAATACGCTGTAGGTGCTGCGGCGAGATTGCCGGTACCTGTTACGGCTGATGCCATGTCGGTATTACTCCTTGTTCATATATGTTGAGGTTGGTTTGGAAGGTAATTGCTTACCCGAAGATTCCCTTATTTTGATTGTTTGCTCCTGGGAACAAACGATCTCTGTATTTTGCGTACTCGGTAACCGACATTGCGGCAATCTGATCCGCTGTGAACTGTTGTTGACCCGAATTATTTTCCATGGTTGGGGGCAAAGTAGTACTTGTGCCCTTCATATCACGACGAGCTGACTGCATAGCCTGCTGCGCCGATTCCAGAATCTTAGTGGAACGATCCCTAAGTCCTGTAATACTCTGTTCAATCTCGTCTGCAGTATTTCCTGAGATTAGATCTACAAGCTCAGGCATAATGTTCTCTTGCTCTTCAGCAATACGACGATTACGATAAGCGGTAAGTTCAGCATACTGACGCTCACGCTCTAGAAGTGCGTCCTTGCGGGCGCTTTCCTGACGGATACCTTCTAGCTGGGCTGCCCATTCTTGTTCCTTCTTTTCAAGAAGTGAACGGACATCCATCTCAGATTCTGCCTTCTTACGGGCTTCTTCTTCTTTCTCTTTCGCAATGCGCTGTGCTTCCGCTACCTGCGCTTCACGATCTTTCTTAAGTAGATTGATTTCTTCTTTAAGCGAGTCAATCTGTGGATACAGCTTTGACTTCTCTTGTTCCCGAACTCGTTGAAGATCTACTTCTGTGTATCCTGCCTTTGCATCTGCAACAGGTGGGACTACTTCTTGCTGTGCTGCTGATGCGGTGCCATTAACTTCAGAAGCAAAAGCTTCCTGGGCCACTGCACTATCAACAACAACTGGTGTTGTTTCTGACATGCTTGTTCCTTTAGGTTTAAGAGGTCGTTGTCCGATTTAATGCCACGATGACCTGCGGGTTAGTTTGGTATATAGCCTGACAAACTATCGCTAGTTTGTCAGGTTAAATCATTGGTTTTCTTCAGAGTTAGGTGTGTCAGTCTGCGTGTTTGCAGTCTGCGCTGGGATACGGGATCCGTATGCTTCCACGACCATCTCTTGCTGAAGTTCTGTAATTGTTGCTTCTTCCATTGGACTGATAACGCCAGGTTGTCCTGTAGGTCCAGGGCCAGTGCCATCGCCAGGTTCTGCTCCCGGTGGAAGAGTTCCATCAGGCATCATACCAGTAAGTGAGGTGATTGCTGAATTTATCTGCTGCTTGACAAGAGCGATAGCTCCGTCAGCCTTAGCATCAGCAATAAGCTCTGCACGAATTTCGGCAAGCTTCTCATCTGGGAATTCCTCGCCAAGCTGACGAAGAGCGCCTTCACGGCTTTCGAGGTTCATGTTCATTTTCTGCTGGATTTCGTTGAGTACGATCAACTTATCTAGTGGAAGTGGAGGTGGCATATGCACGATTGACTCATAGGTCAATGGGCTAGCCAAATCTAGGGCTGTAAGCTGGCCTGGCTTGATTGGGCCGTTAATATCTGGGTTGTAGATAAATGACTCTGGCTCCTTAAAAGCAAGGGTCAAAAGCACCAACTCGTTGATACGGCGTAGGCCTTCTTGATACTGCACAAGCTTCTGGTGGTAACGGTTCATCAATGGCTGGTACTGAATAGCCAAAGCAACACCCGAGGTGTTAGAGATAGGCTGAACCTGTCCAAGAGCTGTCTCTGGGACACCAACCATTTCGTGCATAGAAGTCTTAATGATCTTAAGGTATTCCATAGCGCCTTGGAGACCTTGGCCGCCACCTTCAAGGTTGAAGACCTGAGCTTCCTTAGGAAGACCTGCCCAAACCTTCTTAGGACCCTTTTCAAGGGCTGAAGCCTTAGCACCGGTAATAACTGTAACTGGAGCTGCGTGGTAGTTGATGATATCTGCGATATCGGTAGCTACCTCGTTATAGTTACGGTTGAGGGTGATAACGTCGTGGCAATCAGATAGTCCCCATGGAGAACCAGATACACGGACGTTAGGAATGTGAATGACTGGGACAACGCCGATTGGATTAGGACGGCTATCAATGAGCTCGTCATTAATGTATTCTTCGATGCGGTCATCAGTCAAAATTTCTGTATATGTGTAGACCTGGCGTGTGCCTTCTACAGATGTACCCCAGAAGCGATACTTGAGCTTGAAGCGAATCAAACGTGAGCGATCGTGTGGGTGGAATTCTGGGAAACAGAAAGAAGCGTTAAGAGGAAGGATACGTACACGACCTGGGTGTGGACGACCTGTTGAATCCTGGAAAGCCTCTTCGTAAGCTACCTTGACGAAGCAGTCTCCTGAGACGCCGCCTTGCTGGCCCATCTCCCAAAGGATACCGTGCTTATCGTTATCAATTTCCCATACACGCTTTAGGATGTCTGGAACGATAGCTTCGGTTTGCTGTGGGCTACGGAATGATACGCCACGGCTAAAAGTAAAGTTAATGATGAAGTCTGTAAACGCACGATAGTAGTTATATACCATTTGCGATTCGCCAATTTCACGGCGGTAAGACCAGTGGTGTCCAAGGTACATCGCCCAGTTTAGTGAGTAACGGTTTAGACGTGGGCCGTGTACTTCAAACTCTTCATCGGCAAGTTCCACTAGACCTAGTGGAGAAATGGAGATGGTTAAATCAGATGACGCCGCCCTATAACTGGGAGGTGAAAAATCCATACCACCGCTCATTGATTACATCCTGACTTCATAGTTGCCCCCAACTTAAACCACAAAACCTGATTGTTTTGCTTTCTTTTTATCTGCTGCTTCTTTACGCTTTTCTTTGTCAATCTCTTCTTGCTTAAAGTCACGTAGATTTGGATCTACTTGCTTAATGGAATCTACGAATCCACCGCCTTCTCTTGCATATTCTTGTCCAAACCATTTAGCTGCTGGAAAACTTAAACCATTTGGTTTGTGCGAAGGAAACTTTGCCTTAGCTTGCGCTAATAACATATTATACAGCTTTGGGTTATTAGGTTGTGCCATGGTCTCCTCCTATAAAGGCCTCCAGCTCCGGAGAAAGGGGTACAGAGCTGGAGACCGGTATAGTCTATCGTATTTTTTAGTCTAGGACTGAAGCTGGGTTCATGCGCTCCTGGCGTGAGCCGTTGCGAATGACTTCTTCGATAACCACTGTTGAGTGATCTCCGAAGTTACCCTGTGCGAACTCGCCAAGGTATGTTGGTGCTTCTACCCATGCAGCTGAACCGACGTGAGCACGCTCACGCATTGTCTCTTCTGCATACTTTTCAAATACGTTCACATTGTGGTTAGGACGACCTTCTGGGGTGTCATAACCTTGATCCAAACCAAGTTGGAAGTCATTTGGAACGTCTGTGTCTGTTGCAATACCTTCTTCAAAACGAAGTGGGCCACGGAGGCCAGGTGTTGCAGGAGACATCTTACGCTCGTAAGAGTTGCCTGGGCGCTCAGGGAACTGAGGCGTTGGGGCGATGTTTTCTACTGCCATTTTTATTCTCCTATAGGATTGGGATTGAGGTCCTCGGGCATAATTCTCGCTTTTATTTAACCATTAGTCAGCCTAAAGGTGTATCTTTTAAAAGAAAGGACTTGCCGATACCTCAATTGTTGGCATTACAAGTTCTTGTGTGAGGGAACATGCCAAAGCTAGTGAATCCACGAAGTCGTCGTGGGCGTGGGCCTCGTCTGGGGCTGCAACCATAAAGTTTGGGCCCTTGTACTGAACTTCAGCATCTGTCATCTGCTGGTAGAACTTCTTCCAGATACGAAGGCGACGAGTCTTAGCATGAGCTGGCCATGAGACCATCTGACGCTGGATTAGGGCCTGTAGGTGCTTCCAACGCTTAGACTGCTCAGTTGGGCTAGAAGTTACCGGAATTACCTCTGCACGAGGCATCAAGACCTTTAAACGTCCGGCCACTGCATCACCAACACCGTTGGCGTCAATTCCGATAGCAAGCACATCGTAAGCTGATAGGAACTGCTGGATCTGGAAGTACTGCTCTTCCCAGTCATCACCCTGAAGCTCAAGCCAGTTTAACACTCTATGATCATAGTAGCCGTATTCATCGGGGCGATCCCAGTCAACCCAGACTACTGTCACAACAGTTGAGTCCATCTTACGTGCTGGGTCAATACCAACTACGACTGGTGAACGGTGCCAAGACTTTACTAGCTCCTGAGAGGTATCCCCGAGATCTTCCATGATGCTAGAGGTTACGAACATACCTCGCTCTAGCAACCACTTACAGTTGTAGGAGAGCTGGAACTCATCGGAGTCTTCACCAATGCGAAGCATCTCCTTCTTAATAAACTTTTCGTAGTTAGGGTTTACCTTAGCCACATCTTTCCAGTCCCACTGGTAGTGGTTCTGTCGAGCATTCCTACCGGTCTGCCTACGACGGTTGAACTGAATAGCCTTGTAGAAGTTGTTCTTGTGTGTGGTAGGGGTTCCGGTCTTAACCATGGTGGCGTTATAGTACGCACCCATCGGTGCAATTGACTTGGCCACTACAAAGTCGTCCGCTTCTTGACACTCATCAATGATGATAAGGTGGAAGGACTTAGATTCAATCTTAGCTCGTGGGTTAGCTGTCATCATCATAAGGCTACTGCCTGAGTTCTTAAGTCTGATGTTCCTTACAACTCCAGGGGTCTTAGCAACCATATCGTCAATTTCAGGGTCGCCCAAAACTTCCATAGCAGATTCGCTAGTAAGGCGGGATACTGTACGTCCGTATAGGGTTTCTACCTGTGACTGGACCGGTGCGAACATTCCCACCATAATTCCATCACCAAACTTACCCAATAGCTCTGGGTACATCTTGGCTAGGCGTGGGAGGATAACCATAAGGGTAGCCACTGTGTTAGCAATAGTTTCTGACTTACCTGACTGACGAGAAGCAAGTGCGGTGATTTCTTCACCGTCATTGATAATCACTGACTCAATAAGCCTACGGGCTAGGGGAGTCTGATATGGGTGCAGATCGTGGCCTACCAAGACTTTCATGAAGTCCATGATCTTATTTACCAATACTTTAACAAACTCTTTAGAAAGCTCGTCTAAGCCGTCATCTTCTGCCTCTTCAACGATGACATTACCGTCTTCGTCAAAATCCTCCGGCTCTAGCTCATCAAACTCGTTTTCGCTCACAGACCATGTCTTTCGCTAAGTGTTTCTAGGATAGCGCTTAGTGACTCTGCGCCTAAGCGTGCCTCTGCTAAATTATCTTTGTACTGCGTCTTCTGCCAAGCAGAAAGGTTACGACCCACTGAGTACATAATCTGGTCAGTCCAGGTAAGTAACTCTTGGGTAGGAAGTGATCCAACTCTGCGCTGAATCTTAGTAAGCTCTTTTGTTGTTTTACTCTTACGCTTAAAGATCTTCATATTCCCCGCCAAATCTAATTAGATCCCAATCAACTTCTGTTTGCTTCATGCCACGACCGTTAATCGCTACGGTAAGCGCTTCACTCTCAGAGTAGGCCTTTACCCATTTCCCAATGACGATAGATCGGCGTGTAAGTGGGAGCCTAAAGCACCAACCCTTACCGAAACGATATTTGCCGTCAATCTCTTGAGTCTCTGCTCGTTCTAAAACTACTGGAGGTTTTACTGGGTATGTCATTAAATGCCAGTAAAACTTCCCAACATCATGCGTCTTCGCCATCTTCTTCTGCCGCCTCCGTACACCAGTGGTCTGGTACTTCATGCTCTAATACTATCACAGCACAGTCTTTACACCTAAAGAGCTTAGGTGACTTAAAGTCGTTCTGTGCAGTTGCACCTCTAGGATGCTCATCATCAAAAGGTGTGTAGTCCGTAATGATTTCTGGATCTACAAATAATTCTGGTGGAAATGGTCCTCTAGGTGCATGAGAACTGCTAGGCACTGGATGGCCTTGTTTTGTAACAATTCTTTGTACTATTCTCATTTTTGCCCCTTTTTAAGTATCTTGTGAGATATCTTACACCATATTTCGGTTTGACGGTTGCACCAACCCTGTATTTACTGCTAGGATAGTAATAGGGAAATAAACCTCCCTAACACTAACAACGAAACAAAAGAGTTGCAACTAGCCTGGCAGACAGACGCTGGGCTATTTTTTATCTAGTGACAGTAGGTAAAAGATTCGGGTTGGCTCTCTAGCCTAGGAGATAGTGTGAAGTTTAATGTTAAGAAAAATCATATAACGCTATTTGTAGTAGTGGTTCTTATTTTTAGTAACCTTCTAACAAATTCAGCAAAAGCGGCTTTGGCTCCTGTAAAGGGTTGCCTTACCCCTATCGCTGAGTATATGAACGCAAAGAAGCTGACCCCACAACAGCTTTACTTAGTTCTTCAAGGCGTAGGCTTTAAAGGACACTCCCTCAACGTAGCTTGGGCTGTGGCAATGAAAGAAACTCATGGAAACCCAATCGCACACAATTTCAGCCGTAGGACTCAAGACGACTCTTATGGGGTCTTCCAGATTAACCTTTACGGGGCTTTAAAGGCCCGTATAAAGGACTTTGGACTCAAGTCGGCACAAGACCTTACTAATCCGGTAAAAAACGCTCAGATCGCCTACAAGATGAGTTCTGGGGGTACTAACTGGTCCCCTTGGCACGCTGATCCAGGTGAGCGTGATCACAAGCTAGTTCAGCAATGGTTGAAGATACGCCCTCAGATGGTTTAGTCCTGCCACTTACCCTCTTGCTTTAACAGGTCTTTCCAGGAACTTGCAGAGATTTCGATAGTGATGCCCTGCAAGTTCCTGCAGACCTTATTAGGTGAGCAGTCTTCGTCCATTATTTTTTACGAGCCCTGTGCTTGTTCTCCTTGGCAGTATTCTTGCCGTGGGAGAGCGGGCGCAGGTTGCTTGAAGAGTCGTTATCGTGGTTATTGTCTTTATGATCCACGTCTGTACCCTTAGATAGCTTGCCGTGAGTCTTCTCATACTTAGCACGGGCAGCATTAGTAGACGTCGTCTTCCAGACCATCTTGCCAGTCTTTGGATCTTTGCCCTTATAGTGCTCTACAACAATCTTACGTCCGCCATTAGCAGCTGAGCCTTTGTACTCTTTGCCGCCAGCGACTACCTTTTTCTTAGTTGTCATCTTCTGGGCCATCCAAGTCTTTACGATGTGGTAATTTGTTTTCGGTTGTCTGGCAACCACGAGCTAAGTGTAGCTGAGCTTTGTTACTTATGCCTTGAGTGTTATTCTGTGCCGCAAACTGAGACAACTTTAAACGACCAGAGTTGTTAGAGTGGAAAACACGTTCTCCACACTTAGGGCAGTCCCAGTCATGTCCATAACGGTAGGAGTTCCAGACAAACGGAGATTCAGAAGCAAGCTTCTGTAACTGGGTAGCTGGCTTTCTAGGCGTAGATTTTCTAGGTGCCATTAGTTGCTTGACTCCCCACTAGCACCACGTCCGTAGCGTTGGCGAGTAATAACGTGTGAGTCATCAGCCTGAGTAGGCTTAAGACCGGTTAAGTACTCCGCAGCCTCACGAGCATTGTGTCGAAGATCTTTGAAGATCTTGGTTTCACGAGGCTGAGCGGTAAATACTTCAGAACGAGACATTACTTTACGTCCGCAATATCTTCCATGCGCTTAGGACCCTTTTTTAGACGCTCAACAATATCAGAGCTTTCACCCTCTACTTCTTTTTCTACAGGGCCTAATTTAGACTTAGAATCATCTACTGTTGGGACATTTTCCTTGTTACGAAGCTCTTGTGGGCTGAATTCACGAACTTCAGCTTCTTCAGGCTTCTGACCAATGGTGCGGACTGCAACACGGTTAGTTCCTGCCAAAGGAGCAACCGGGCTAGCAGCGACAGATCCACGAGCCACCTTAGGTGCCTTTGTAACTTCTGCGGTAATTTTGCTAGCCTTATCATGTGTAACTGTGCGATTCTCGCTAGAACCTTCTGCAAGTACAGGTGTTTGACCGTTTACTACTACATCGGTCTTTCCACCTGAACGAACAGCACGAAGAGTCTGAGTTGGACCAGAACCAGCATGTACCATACCATGAAGAAGTGCAAACTCTCCTGGGACCTTTTCAGGATTTCCACGACGATTGCGATCTACGATCTTATATGCTGCAGCTAAACGTGATTTAGCTTCAAGTGGACGTCCACCAAGGTACTGATGTAGCGTATCTTTTCCTTCTACACCGAGTAGGTGATGTACACCAAGGGCGTGTGCAACAGTGGCCTTCTGAACAGCTTCATGGGCTAAGAACCCAGTGCTATTCATGTAATCTTCAGTAAGATTATAGTGAGATGTGCGACCAAGACGCTTTGCGGTATCCATGACCTCTGGTGCAACAGTTGTCATAGTCTTTCCTTGAGCAGCAAGATCTGCAGCACGCTCTTCACGGATTCCCCCAAGAACTGCTTGACGCTCAAGAGTTTTTCCACGAGCTGGGCGAGAAGGCGTCTTGTTTTGGTCAACAACAGTAGTCTGTGTTGCTTCAGTACGGTTCTCACGAAGATTTTTGTTTTCTAGTTCTGCTTGCTCACGATCTACTTTTTGGCTACCAAAGGTATCAATAGCAACTTGTGGGATTACAGTACCTGTTCGTGGCTTAGGGGTAGGAGTTCTCTTGTTTCGAGAACCGCTATCTAGCTTTCCCTTTTCTGCAAGACGTCCTGCAGTTACTAGATCTTGATCAGCCTTTTCAGCTGCAATATCTCCAGCAGACTTGCTTGGGCGATACCCTGAATCTTTAACATTTACTGGGGCGCTAGAGGTCTCTACAGCTTCTGCAGCCTTTGGACGCTCAGGGATATTTCTTTCAGCGTTTACATCATTTTTCCAGTTTTCTTCACGCCTATTCCAATCAGAAAATGTACCGGTAGCAGTATACTTATTGTTTTTTGTAGGCTTAAAAACTTCAGCATTTTTTTCGTTAATGTCATAGGTAACTCCGTTTAGAGAACGAAGATTTCCACCTAAACCAAGTTCTGCTGCACGACGTCGTGCCTTATTTCCTCCCAAAGACTTGTCAAGCTCTGCTTGCTTTTTATTAAATTCTGCTTCGCCAGTTGACATATCAGAAATTTCATCGGTATTTGCAGGCGTAGATGTGCGGGCTGCAAGATCTTCGTTAGCACGCAAAGCCTCGGCATTGTTTTTATTGTCAGGGTTTAATACGTACTTAGGGTTTGCCTTACGGGTTGGCATGACACGTCCGGATGGGGCTGGCTTAACCTCTTCAGTATCGTAAGCTTCGCCAGTTTTTTCATTAAGACGCATAGTTGTAGTACTAAGATTTTTTAATTCACGCTTACGTGAGTTCTTGCCATACTGCCTACGGTTAAACTGAACGCCTCGAGCAGCACTACGCTCTTGCTCAGACTCGGCCTGCTTAGGGGCATTAGCAACAAGAGACTTATTTGTAAGGTCTTCTTTTTCCCTTGGGACAACTTCATTGTGCACAACGATGTCAGGATTACCTGGGGCACCCTTGTAAACATCTGGCTTTGAACCTGTTCCTAGAACCTTTGCAAATTGACGACTCATTTACTTTGTCTCCATGCTGTTTACTGTAGAATTTACTGAATTAATCTTTGCTTCTGAAGAACCCTTGTATCCAGGATTCTTTGCCTTATAGTCACTATATTGTTGCTTAAATTTAGGGTTTAAATCTGAAGCTTGCTCAGCAGTAATATATCCGGCCTTATGAGCAGCTTGTGTATCCTTAAAGTTTGCGTCTCTTCCTTCTCCCGCACCTTCAGCCATGTGCTTTGTACGAGAGCCTACAGAGGACTGTGGGAACTTTTCAAGGCGTGCTTGACGTGCCTTTTCTTGTTCAGCGCCCTTAGATGGTGCGCCTGGCATAATGCCATACTTACCGCTTTGAATACCAAAGTTATTTACAAAGTGTGCAAATGCTGGACGAAGAGGGTCAGATGCTTGGTAGGGGTTTTTTGTCTCTGGGTTAATAAGACCGTTGACAACATTTGGGTGATCTGCGCCATGAGTCTGGTTTGCGTAATCAAAGTAGTGACCCATAATGAGGGGTGATGCCGCAGCTTCAATCATGTTGCCACGAATCTTCTCATTGGTCTGATGAGTAATTAGATCTTTACGTTGCTCATGTCGTGTCTTGTTGCTTAGGAACTGGTTAGCAATTCCGCCAAGTGCCTGAACTGCACCGCCGTTACCTGTTCCTGCTTGGACAATGTTTTGTCCGCCTTTGCCAAATAGCATATAGTTTCCGATCTAATCCTCAGTTACAGACAAAAGTTTAGCAATTCCGCCCTGGTCTGTAAGTGCTTGGGCATGTTGATTATAGTGGTGCATACAGAAGGTTAATTCACCATAAGGCAGGATACAGACGACCATTGCTCTAGCTGAGCAAGAATCACACTGAATTCGACCCTGCAGCTGCTCCGCCAGAGGCGTCTCCAGTTGCTCCGGCTCCGCTACCTGTGTCATCGCTATCTGTCCCCTGACTTGATGTTGAGTCCATATCTGAACCGGAGTAGTTTCCTATACCGGTAAATCCTACACCATAAAGGTCTTGATACCAATCTGAGGCTGGGACTGGGTATCCTCCGCCAAGACGTCCAACAGTGGCCACGTCCTTAGCAGGTTGGCGGTGTTGGTGTTTCTTTAAGAACGTCATGGGATAAGTATCCCACTAAAGCAAAAAGCCGGGAGCGTTAACTCCCGGCTATTTACATAAGTCTTATTAACCAGCGACTGTTCCTTCAGTCCAAGGACCAATAGCTGAGCTATGGTTAATTCCTGGATGTGAAGCATCTTGGTACTTGTAGACTACTAGGTTAACGGTTGTTCCTTCAGTATTAGATCCTGATGTGGAGACTGAATAAACCGTACCTGTGTTAGCATAGGTTGCTCCTGTTGTGCGGTAAGAAACAGTTCCTACGTTAGCACCTGCAAGAACAAGAGCCTCAACAGCACTAATAAGTCCATATCCAGTTACATCTGGGATAGTGATTGTTGTTGAAGAAGCTGGAACACCTTCGTTAGCAGCAAATGCTGGGAAGTTTGCCCAAGCCTCTTCTGCGATAACGTGTGTATCTTGTGCAGGATTTATCTTAGCGCTAGCTTTAGTACCATAATTGGTCCAGCTATGGTTTTGTGCTCCGCCAACTGTTACAGTTTGGCTTGGAGAAGTTACTCGAACATCATCTGGTTGTAATGGTAGATTACCCCAAACGAAGTCAATAACAACGTTACCTGCGTCATCTACTGGGTTTGACATTGTATTTCCTATCTATAGATTGGTTAAGACCCTTACGTCTAAGGGAATATTAAAGGTTTACCCAAACAGCGTCTGTAACAGTGTTGGTATTTGGGTTAATGAATGGTACATCTGCACCGTGTAGTTTTACAGCGGTTCCACCAGTGTTGTAGTGGTCATCATTTGCAACTTGAATAACATTGAAGTTTTGGTTCAACGTTGCATTTGTATTTCCAGTTACAGTAATTGCTGAACCACTCGGTACGATTGTACGACCGGTGATGTACATAACAATTTCGTTATCGCCAAGTGTCCATCCGGATGGAAGGTTTGTAGTGCTGAACCCGGCAATGTGGTTAACTGGAACTACATACTGGTTTTGAACTAGGTCTACAGTATCTCCTTGGTTTACGATAGTTCCCGCAGGAACTGATTGTGAGTAAACAACCCCATCAAGAGCAGGGTTATCACTCTCAACGTGGTTAGTAACATTACCAAGGCCAAGACCTACTGCATTAAGTGCAGAAGAGGCAAATGAAAGTCCTAGGCCAACAACGTTAGGTACTGTTGCGTTAGGGATAAGGTCGTCATTAACACCACCTGTAGCAAAGCCTGGGTAGTTTTCCCATGTGCCGGTAGCGATTTCATGGCTATCCCATGTAATTGTCTGATAACGAGTGTTTCCACCATCACCGGTATTAAAAGGAATTTCAGTCCAACCGGTAGAAAGGTTTGCACTTCCTACTGGCTTAGAAACAGTCCAGTACTTGTTCTGTGGCTTATTGGTTGAAAGGTTACCTTCGTTGTCATAAGCACCACGCTGATCGTTTGGCTGAAGAGGCATATGGCCCCATACAAAGTCAACTTGTGGATTTCCTGCATCATCTACTGGATAAGTCATTACTTGTTACCTGTTTTCTGTGTGAACTCAACCCACTTAACTTCTTGCTTAGAACCACAGTCTTCACACGGGTTGTAAAAAGCCTTTAAGCCTTTTAGAACGTCTGTTGATTGCTCTGTGTCATTGCACTTAACGCATTTGATTTCTAGTTTCATATTTATAACCAACTCGCTGTGTTGTTTTTGGCAGGATCATTTGTAAAGGCTGTGAACCAGAAGCTCCAAGGAACGTCATTTACGCCAACTTCTTGTCCCCAAGAATGAGCGGAATTAATTACAAAACCATCAAAATCTTTTCCGGTGTAAACAGCACCGTTTTGCCAGTCAATCCATTGAATTGAATCTTCAGGAATGTATGACCAAAAGATAATTCCTGCATTTTCAATATCGTAACTTCCATTTTGCCAGTCATACTTGTCAGAACCACCGGTGAAGGTAGCTTCCTTAAGAATTGCTGGGTCAACTCCTGCAGAGCGAAGATACTCAATCATATCCTGCCAACGATTGCCAGGAGCTTTAGGATTGTTGTAGCAAACACCTGATGAAGGCCAGTAAAAAAGATTTCCGCTATCTACGTGTGTGACACCGGCGTTAGGCTGACTATCTGGGAAACCATCCCACTCAAGCCCATTAATAATATGGCTGTCGCCAGTTCCAAGAGCTGGACCAACATATTGATAAGAATAGCTATTTAACTCGCCTGGACGACTAACATAGGTATCGGTACGGGTATTATTTGGTTGCATGGGGAGATTGCCCCACTCAAAAGCAACTTGCTGGTTGCCGGATGAATCTGTTGCCATGGACACGCCTTTCCTTAGGCGCTCAGTATGGCATATGTCTTACGCTTCTTGTACGTAAATCCGAGTCTCTCCACCAGAATATACGTCATATGCCCTAGCGGCATCAATAGCGGTCCTCATAGCGTCACAGGCTGCATCAATGGTTGAGAGATCCTTGCCATATAAAGAACCTGTGGCAAAGTCGCCGCCGCTACCTGAGGCAGTAATTCCACGAGCCTCACGGTCAAATGAATAGTCGTCGTCAATATAGAAGACAACTCCCTGGACAGCTACGATAAATGCACCTTCGTGCTGGGCGTAGTCGCCGTCATCCTTCATGTCGTAGCCACCTTCAATAAAGAGCTTACGCATTCCGGGAATAAAAGTTTTCGCCATCCACGCATCTAGTTGAGCGATGCTCTGATTTGGGCGGGGCTTTGGAGCCTTCCAAGCCTTCTGCAATAGATCCATGCCACGACCCATACCACAACCGGCAATGAGAATGCCATTGTTGTTAATTACCTTGTCGTTAGACATAACTAGGCGCTTATACTCAGCCACAGTAGATTGAGTGTCTCCACCCATTACTACCCAGCCGTCACCTTGGATTGCAGCGATCGTTGTCATATTACCCTCTCGTAGAGATTTAGCTTATCACAGATATTCTTGAAAACCTAGTTCGAAGGTTTCAGAGCGTGTACGTGGCAGTTTTCCAAAAGATGTGTTTAGCCAAGGCCAACCACTAAGAGCTTGGGTTACAAACTCATTTGTAGAAGAGCCAGACTTCAACTCTGTCCACATCTCAGGGTTAACCATATCATACTGGATCCAACTATATCTAGGCCTACCACCGACGCCGGGGTCTGTCATTACAATGACTAGCGTCTCAGTAGCCGGGTTATAGCAGCACTTCTGGGCTCTAGGCCTTAGAGGGTTAGATTGAGGGGCATAGATCTCGTCATAGCCCGGTCCACATAGGCGGCTAGTCTCACGATCATGCTTTAGGGCAGCAGCAATAGCAGCATAGTTATCGGGGTCAACTGTAGGCATAAACCTCTTAGCCCGATATCTATCTGACATTACTTACCTCCCCAGCCTCCACCACGGAAAATCGCCGGTGTGGCGTTCCATTGCCTAATCATAGTGGAATTACAGGTGGTGCACAGCGGAGAACCCTCTTCATCAAAAGAGCGGGTAACTTCAATAGTTGAATTACAGGTCTCACACTTATAGTCGTATTTAGGCATTATGCACACTTAGGGCATTTAGTATCAACACGGACATTGTTATAGCTAACCCAGTTCATCTGTCCACAATGTGAGCAACGAACCTGGACTACACCTGTTTGATGATTATCCTTACGAGCCTTAGGTGACCCTTCAGTCAACCAGACCCAAGTAACGAACACTCCGACAACAAGGCCAAATATTGCACCTACCATTTACCTTCTCCAAACTTTCGGCGGGGAACTATGTACTTACAAATAAGGCGGGGCGTAAAGATCGTAATCTTTCATACGGAATCACACTTACGCCCCCGTGGGAGTACCCAGAGTCGAACTGGGATGGCCATTTACTCCCCTGACCTTCCTGGGTTCGAACCAGGGACAACTCGATTAACAGTCGAGTGCTCTGCCAGCTGAGCTAAAGGTCAAGATTGACAGCCACGGTTAAAGCCTGCTGCCTGTTACTACCTAGTGAGTTAGCAGAGCAATCTCTTTCGGTCTGAACACCTTCGTATGATGCTTCTCACAGGTTAGGTTCAGTAGTAACGAACTGACGATGACTTGTTCAGAGTCGTGGTCAATAGTTGTAGTTCCAGTAGGCCCAATGCCTACAGGGTTATCGAAGCCCTCGTTAGGAAGAGGGCCCCTGACTGCGGTACCTACTGGAGCTCTATTATTATTCTAGCAGATAATTACTTGATTTTGATAATCTTGGGTTGTAGCTCTTCAGGTAATTCCTGCTTCAAGGTAATACGGAGCATGCCATCCTTCATCTCTGCTCCCTTGACTACTACATACTCCGCTAGAGCGAAGTTCTGCTTGAAGTCTCTGGTAGCGATTCCCTTATGGATAGGTTCGTCCTCAGATGCCTCTAATTGGCCTTCTACGGTCAACTGGAGCTCTTTTACCGAGATAGTGATATCTTCCTTGCCAAAGCCTGCTACAGCCAGTTCTAGGACGTATTTGTCCTCATCCTTGTAGATGTTATAGGGCGGGTAGCTACTTGTCTTTGCAGAGGCGCTGATGTTGCTTAGGGTCTCTAAGAGGGGATCGAATCCAATAGCCCAGCGATTGAACTGGGGAAAGAGGGATTGGATCGTTACTGGTGGTTGTACCACCACTGTCTTGGTATGTTTTGACCAATCTGGATAGCGATCGTTATATTGGTCTTTACCTGGGTTTTGATATGGGTGTGCCATAGTTATATCTCCTTAGACGATATAAGTTAAAAGAAGCCCGTTCGGCGCTTCTATATTAATTATAGCCTATTTTATGAAGATAGTCCTTCTTTGTACTCTTGAGTCAAATGATCAATCTCAGCAGCTCTTGTAGGATAGTAGTAGTTATTCTCTACACCTGAGAACTTTAGCCATTCCCCAGTTGAGTGATACCCGACTAACTCTTCCCACATCTCTAAACTTACATCTAGATACCGGATCCATGGCTGTGAATCCCCGTAGAACTTTCTCTGTCCCCCGGACTTCTTATGAGTCTTGGTTGTAAAGATGATCACCATCATGCTCATACCCCTGTGATAACCGATCCACAGAGCTCTACGACGCTTTCCAGTTGATGGAGCAGGATGTTGTTCCCACCCATCCCCAAATATCTCTGATGTATATCCAGCTGATGGATCTTCCCCGCCTTCTGGACCAGGAGTATTCTCATCCCCCGGCTCATCATTAAAAGCAGGATTAGCAAAGCCAAACATAGCTGCACCGAGATTGAGCTTCTTATTAGCCTCATCCGGATCTACGTTATGACCTATGAAATCTTTTCTAGGCACTTTACTTCACATTCCCTCGCTAGAGATGGGACTACCCATGTTTTGCCACAGAAGGCACAGATAAACAACTTATCATATTTGTCCACTGCCTAGATTGTACAGCTACCCCAAAAATTTTCCTCCATGAAAACTATGATCATAGTTAGTTGCTTTCCGCCTCCCAACTTCCCCCGCAGTGAGCTATCTCACATATCGAGATTAGGCCACTGCCTACCCCACCCAGGAGCTGCTAGTTCGTCTCGCCTCGTCAATCGGCGTGTGGCGAGTTCGTTAAAGGTGGGGGGGTTTGATACAAGTTTGTAACCCATAAGGGGCAAGAAAGGGAAAGGACTCCGACTCCTACACCCGCTCTCACTCATCAGCGTTGCTGGTGGGTGGGGGCGGGTCTAGGCGAACGACCTACACCCGAGAAAGCAAGCCAAATGTCACTAGCGACGCTTAATGACGCAACACAGGCACGTCTCAATGCCCTCTGTTCACGCTTCAACGACAAGAAGGGCTGGCACATCTCCGAGATAGTAGCGGAGTATGTTGCTGACCCTGCTGTTACCCCCGAGCATATTCTCGTGGGCTTGAAGGGTAAGCAGAACATCGGTACAGCCTATGCTGCTTGGTATGTCCATAAGTCTGGCGTAGACGCCAAGTCTATGAACATCACCTTCATTGCTAATAACTACTCATCTATTCAGGTCAAGAATACACCTGAGGAGATGCGTGCTGAACTCGCTCGTGTGTCTAGCCTTGCCATTGACGAAGCAAAGTCATTGGCTATGGCTGACGCATTAGCGGGTACAGCCATTGTCGCCCAATTGGAAGCACTTAGCGACCAGTTCGACAAGGTAGCCAAGACCATCATCGTGCCTACTCCTGCGTCTGACGCATTAGTAATGGCTCTGAAGGTCAAGTTTGAGAAGTTGCTCTCTCAATACCAGTTAAATCAGGTACAGGAGAAGGAGTCTATCAACGCCTAGTTGATAGTCCAATAGTCGCAGGGGGTATTTATTGCCCCCTGCCTCTATCTATGTCCATAGTTCAACGCTGTGGATATAGATGGGGGCTGCTATTGCCACGACACCCGTACAGCGATACGGCATTGTGGCATGCCATGTATGAGTCGGAGTCTGAGTACCACTATGTCCAAGATAGGCCACTGGCCTCATAGCCGAATTGCTTACCTGCCGGTAAGACCAGGTTGTGGGGCTAGTGGCTTGTCTATTATCAGGTAGTTGGCGATAGATACATCACAGGTGTATCTCTCACTCTCTATCTGGAGAGTAGTTAGGAGTAATTATGAAATGTCCATATTGTGACCAGATTGTGCCTGAGGCACGCTGGGAAACAGGGTATGAGTACTGTATGTCTAAGGATTGTGTATCTAAGGGCATTAGAGAGCGTCAGGCTGGGTTTCGTCTTATCTTGATGCCTAAGCAAGGCTTTACCTATGTATCTGTTGACTCTCCTGATCTTCTTAATGGGAGATCATCTGGTAGGTAGATTCCCCGCCATTTTTTTCGAGAAAGGAAAGTAAATGTATTACTCAAAGGAATTACCGCTTGTATTTAAGCGTGAGAGCATCTCATTTGGTGCTGGCTGGCTATGGAATGACTCCTTGTTCTACGGTTGGAACAGCCAGATACCATTTTTTATTGGTTTCAAGATCAGTAAGCATGTGTCTGTCTCTCTTTATCTAGGTCTTTGGTATCTATCTATCTCTATGTAATCCCCCGCAATTTTTTGTAGGTGGTGGTAAGTGGACAGGCTGGGGAGACTCCCCTAGATATGCGGATATCCCTGTCTACTTACCACTCTCTATGATGAGAGTAGAAAGCAGATAGATATGTTAGTGATACTAGTTGGATTCGTAGCCTTGCTATCTGTGGCATGGCTTATTGAACGCCAGTTTGAGATAGATAAAGAGATTAGAGAGTGGGAAAACTATGAATGAAACTATGGCTAGACCAGGGCATCATATCCTCACCCTGTTGAGTACTGACCTATCATGGCAGGACAAGGCTAATTGTCGTGGCTGTGATGTTGAGGCGTTTTACTTTGCTGATGGTGAGCGAGGCATGCACTACAAGGCTAAGGCTGAAGCAGCCTTGCGTGTCTGTGCTAATTGCCCTGTCAAGTTAGAGTGCTTGAAAGATGCTGTTGATCGTGATGACCGACACTCTATTCAGGGTGGTACTACACCTAAGGATAGAGGCGTGTTGGTTACCGGCCAGAAAAACCTACCGCTAGAACAAATCCTCAAGAGCCTTAAGTTAAAGGAGAAGTACGCATGCTAGACGATGACTCAGAGCGATTGCTAGAAATCTCACAGCAACTCGCTGATATACAGATCAAGATGTATCAACTTCAGGCTGAGATACATATGCTCAAACTGATTAACAATATATTGGAGGCTAAATAATGGTTGAGTCCACACTTGTAACTATTACTGAAGGCACAATTCTTCAGGGTGACGGCGGTGCCAGCACTGGTGCAGTAATCATCAAGCACAAGCAGGCTGATGAATACACCGACATCATTCTATGTGACGCTTCAGAGCGTAGCCCATACGATCCCTATGTCGTATGGACATATAACCATGCTCGTGGCACATGCCATGTGGGTGAGTATTTTAACAAGTTGGAGTATGCCCTCAGTGCCTATGAGGAGCGTGAGTTCTAGTCTTATGTGAGGGGGTGGGGTTGAGAGTCTGAGGGTACTCTCCCCCGCCCGTTTTTTTCTATGCGATGCAGTATGAGCAGGATGCACGTGCCTGCTCATACTGGATTACATAGGTAATCCAAGACATACAGACTCGCACGACGATCAGGTTAGGAATGGCATGTTCATAAGGATCCGAACGCAATGGCTGAGAGGCCTACGCTAATAAGTCTAGAGGCATGGGCCGGACCCTTTGCTCTCGTACATACTTCGTGGGATGTACACGGCAAAGGCTTAGTTCTGACTGTATAGAGATGGTATGCACATGAAGACGCAGAGCATGTGGTCTATAAAACATGCACCAACACAAACACGCCCCGCCACAGCCGTGGTGGGGACCACGTACAACAAAGGAGGGCTATTACCATGACCTCAACCAAGGTAATCGCAACAACTTGGGCTAAGAAAGATCTAGTCGCCAAGTTAAAAGCAACAATCAAGCGTATGGACGATGAGATAACAGAGTGGGAAAAAGACTCTGCCACCATTGAAAAGCGTCGTGCCGCTTGGGAAAAGAAGGCCGAAGCATGGGTCAAGAAGAACATCGCTAAGGCAACAAAGTTTGATATCGGTATAGGAGGCTATGCGAATAGCTATCGTGCCAGTATCTACTTTGATACTACAGAACTAGAGGCAGCCTTGGGTAAATACCCACAGTGTTCTCGTAGTCCTGAGTATAAAACTCGAAACTACAGCAAGCCATTGAGTGATTACGATCAGGTAGAAAATGCTATCGCAATCATCCAAGGCTCAACAGATACTGAGTTCAAGATCACAACAACATCTACTTGGGCTCAGTTCATCCGCTAAACAATTTAATAACACACATTAAGTGGTCTAAGAGACGAGAGTCCACATGTGGTTGGTTTCTATAGTTCTTCCTGAGGTAAAAGAACTCCTGTCCTAAGCATGACAAGGCTAAACTGCTTACGCCCTCATAGTTCAATGGATAGAACATCATCGTCCTAAGGTGAGTGTTGCCAGTTCGATTCTGGCTGAGGGCACGGCACGGAGTGCGGGATGACTTGTAGTCAGAAAACCTCCCTCGCCAAGAGCTGAGCATCTCTATAAACTGCTCATTACTAATAGAAAGGAGTAACTATGGAACCGGAAGACTTGCACGGTAGGTTTGAGTATTCAACCACACCAGAGCACAAGACCAACATCTTGCCACTCAGGTGGTTTGCCAATGCTTGCAATCATCTATCAAGTTTTGCGATAGAGCGAGCATTAGATCATGAAGACTTTGCCCATTACAACGGCACTGAACTATCACGAGCAGGATATAGGTGGTGGAAGATTTGGACCATCATCAACATTCCCTATGATAAGTGGGGCACAACCTATCTAGTAGATTGGCATAAATAATGGACGATATATATCTTGAGATGCGCCTCTCACCTAAGCTAACTATTGCTGAGGTACAAGAACAAGCCTTCAAGCAAGGACGCATATTACTGATTGATGAGACTGTTCAAGGAGTCTTTGAACGCTCTATCGCACGACTAGAATTCATTGTAGATGCGGTTGCCTATAAGGGACTGACCTACAAGGAAGCCTCATTCCTATGGGATGAGGATGGCATCACAACTCTACACAGCAGTGTAGAGACAATCTACTAACCTCCGAAAGGGGCCAGACAATGGCAAAAGGTAAAGGCGGAGTATCAACTCCGAAAGCAAACACAGCGGGTGACCGTAAGAACGGTAAGGCTCGCAAGCAAAACCCAGGACCAGCACAGATGGAGAAGTCTAACTTCACACATGTCAACGGTCGTACTCTCAAGAGCCACGAAAAGCGTGAGGCTTGGAAGGCTGCCGGTGGTCGTGCTGATCACAAATCAATACCTCATTGGAAGACAGGCAAGGTTTACAACCCTCAGTCTGTTTCCCTACTAGGTAAGTCACTAGTATGAAGCGCAAGAAGATAGTAAAGGCTATAGAGCAACAGATAGTTGAGGAGCACGATGACCTGCATTGGGATGACCATCAGCATAGTCGTGCATACCACAGTGGCTTGATGGATGGCTTGGGGTTTGCCCTCAAGTTACTCAAACCTGATTCATCTGTGATATCACTCACATCTGTGTGGTTCGATAATGAGCCAACACAAACACTCGAGCGTGACCGTGAGCGTGTTATCGAACTCCAGTATGTTGACATGGAGGATCCAGCTCCTGTAGCCTGCTATGCAGGTTTATTTGAGACAGCGGAGGCGCAATGAGTTGGCGAGTTCATACGTATGCTGAATGGCAATCGTATCTTGCTAATGGCCGTAAGAAATGGGAGCGTACGCTCTATGACGGTCAACGCAATCGCATTCAGTATGCCAACAAGTTCAATAAGACTAGCGACATACAGATAGTCAATCAATGGACTAACAGGCACCCACTAATCACAATTCACCCTGACGATACTATGACCTTACAAGGTGGTCAGGTATCTACCCATTGGGGTGGATCATTCAATTGCTTAGATAGTCAGAGCATGCGATATACCATCTGGAAGTATGCCGGTATTCAAGTTAACCGCCGTAATTTCAAATTCTATATCACCGAACGTGATGCTGCGTTTACCCCATCAAAGACCCAAGGCTGCCGTATGTGTAGGCAGATCGGCAAAATAGATGGCTGGTGTAATCCACCAACTTGTTTTGTAGGTAGTACTGCTGAGGATGGGACATTTATTTGCCCTGATCATCCAGGCGCACAGCCTTCAAATAATTGGAGAAAGTATCACCAACTCGAATGTAGTCATAATCAAACAGACAGTCACCTAACAAAACTAACAGAAATGTGTTGGTCATGTAACGGTCTTGGCAAGCGTGACTATGGGAATAAAAAGGTTTCTGTACTTTGGGATGGTTCGCCTATCAGAGTACAGAATGGCAACATAGTAAAACAACCAATGAACGAACTAGAAAGGATGGTAGCCGCATATGTTGGATCTCAAAGTTAATTATGATCCTAACATCTCTATCGCTGCATACATGTCAGGTGAAACAACGGATCCTGCTCTTGCATCGCAGTACCTTAGAGGTGGCTTAGTTCCTCGCAATCTAGTACAGATGAGCGAGATATCTACAAACTTCAGGGATGCTGTAATGAGCTTCCTGTTGTCAAACGCAGATACTGAAGAAAGATCTCGCACCCTCGAGATTCTTTCTGCTGCTATCGCTGGCACACCTGATGGAATGGATAACACTGTGAAGGCATACAGTGAATATCTAGCGCCTCTTGCATATGCATGGGGTGAAACTGTAGTGGCTACACGGGCTATTCTCCGTAATAAGCCAGGCAGTGCAGGAAATTACTTAGGTACTGTAGCCGGTGCTTTAAGTAAGCAGATGGACCATGGTGCTTTCCATGACATCCTCGTTAACAGTACACAAAACTCTGTTGACGTTGTAGTCATGGAAAAAGCCCAGGGTAAATACTAACCAACACAAACAAACCCGAGAAAGGGTGACTATGTCTGAAAAGGCTAAGTTAAGGGCGTCGCAGACAGCCTCTGAGAATGAACTGGTAACAGCAATCAACTCTTGCGGCAATTGCGGACGTCGTATCCAAGCACATCAACAGTACTTGGAAATATATAACACCCGACATAAAGGCTTCGAGCATTACCACGAGTCATATCTTGGTTGCTACGAATCCACACGTGAAAGCGGTAAAAAGGTAATGCTTGACCGCTGGCAACGTGGAATCAATCTAGATCACTATGATGTAGATGGTTCAGTAAGTGTCTCGATCGGCTGGCAGCTCTAGGTTGTCAGCTATGTTTGGTTGGCTAAGCCTACTTCCGACATACCGGCGGTGATGCAAGAGACCGATCCAAAATGACTAGTGCACACAGATACCATCGTGTGTAGCGGCAGTTGAGGTGACGTTGAGCTAGACCCAAAAGTCCCTGAAGGCGCCAGAGGTAAGCCAACCAAACATCTAGAGAAAGGAAAGCATATGTGTCACGAATGTGACGATGAGGGAATCGAACCACAAGAGTTTACTCTTGACATGATTCCTGAAGAAGAACGTGAAGAGTTCATTGAGTTTGCTCAAGGACAATTCAGCAAAGTAATAGATAGTGCCTCTGAGAAAGATATTCTATTTGAATTGATTACTGAGTGGCCACAATCTAGGCAAGCAAGCTTCACCTTCATAACTGTGATGGCCGAACGACTGTTCGGTCCTGACAACTAAGCAATAACCGAGAGAAAGGGTAACAAATGGACATAGCAATGTTCACTGAGTCATACGATGAGGGCTTGAACGGCAAGCGTCGTCAAGTTCTTATCACACCGCATGATGGTAATGTGCGTGTGTACTCTAGGTTGACCGATGGAACTAAGGGTCCTCACAATAAGTGGGAGGAAACTACTCTTGACAGTCTAACTAGTAGCATTTTGGATAGTGAGATATTGACACGGACTCCTGTTGGCGTATACGTTACGCCAGCGGATGAGCGTGCCATGACTTCCAAGGGATATTCCCCAGTGTTGGGCACCAAGGCATGCGACAAGCATTCCAAGGCTGAACCAACAACAGACACAACACCTCTGGTAGATGTTGTGTGTAACTTCTACGAACAAATCAGCATCGGAGATGATTCATTGGAAGCATACGTAACAGATAATCGTGCTGCGACAAGCACTACAGTTCCTCTAGTAGTTCCTGTCCCAACACAAACAAACGAGGATGCCGCTCCTGTACAGCAGACAGCGTCTCCAACATTTGCTGTATCACTAGCTACAGTTCCGCCACAGCATTTGGCAGAACGATATGTACATCGTAAGCTGTACAACGTTGAAGACTTCAACATCTTCGACAAAGCACGTGATAAGCACATCAACGTTCTTATCTACGGCCCAACCGGCCCCGGTAAGACTACAGCTGTTGAAGCGTGGGCCGCAGCACGTGGCTTGCGTATGGCAACAGTATCTGGTAACGCATCTATGGAGTCTCGCCAGCTATTCGGTGGCTTTATTCCTGATGGCAACGGCAGCTATGGCTGGATTGACGGGCCAGTAACTGACGTTGTTCGCAACGGTGGTGTACTACTACTGGACGAGATGAACTTCATCAGTCCTAAGATCTATACCACCCTATATCCACTCACCGATGGTCGTCGTAGCATTACGCTGCTCGATCATATGGGTGAAACAATCGTGGCCCACAAGGATCTAACAATCTTTGCGACCATGAACCCAGACTATATCGGTACCACACCGCTCAACTTTGCTATGCGTAACCGCTTTGACATTCAACTGTCATGGGATTACGACGACAATGTCGAGGCAAAGCTAGTCTCATCCAAGTCCTTGCTATCACTCGTTAAGCAATTGCGTGGCGAGGCAGCCAAGGGTCAGTATGAGACCCCAATCTCAACTAACATGCTCATGGAGATCGAGGAGTTCATCAAGGATGAGGATCTCGGCTATGACTTTGCAGTTGAGAACTTCATTGCTCACTTCTCAGCAGACGAGCAAGCATCCGTACGTCTGGTATTCCAGACACACGAGCACAACATCAAGACTGACTTCGGTATGGAAATCCAGATCGAAGTTGAGCAGCAAGTAGACCTACCTATTGATGAGCAGTTAGCACAATGGGTAACCCAACACACCGCCATAGTATAAGGAGGGTAAATGTTTGAGGAAGACCTGAATGATGCGTGGTATCGGCAGGAACGTGACGAGGAAGCACAGGAACGATCTGTACGACTCAACGCTCTCTGCCGTGTGTATGAGCAGGCTGACCGTGTTCTCTCTGGAGATCCGGTTACGATTAACGTAGTTCAAGGTGGTCCAGCGCCAGCATGGTCAGACGGACAATCTATTACGTTCAATGCCGATGAGATCAAGGAGATAGATCTTGAGACACTAACTCAAGTCAACGGCCTTAATTATCATGAGCTTGCTCATCACTTGTATACACCACGTCGTGGTACTACGTTCATGAAGTGGGTAGTCGAGAACGACTTAATGCAAGCAGCCAATATGCTGGAGGATCAGCGTATTGAAACCTTGCTAGTCGCTCGTTATCCATCTATTGCGCCGTATCTAACAGCAACAATATCTAGGTGGCTATCAACAACACCGGAGGAAGCAGCAGGAAACTATTTGCTAGTCCGTGGTCGTAGATATCTACCAATTGAAATCAGGCAAGCATTCAGAGATATGTTTGCTAAGCCTGAACTCGTGCCAGTAATCGCAGACATCGTAGATCAGTATCGTCTGTTGGCATTCCCACGTGACTATGCTAAGGGTCAGGAACTTATCAAGCGCTTCAATGATGAGGTGCTAGGTAATCTAGACATGCCGAACATGCCGCAAGGTCCTAACGGCTGTACTAATCGTGACCCAGTAACCAAAGGTCGTCCCGAACCTGGCAAGGCTCAGGAGAAGGATGCCAAGCGTGCTGGTGGTATGGGTAAGGCTGAGTCAACATCAGTCGCTCCTAAATCCAATCCAACACAAACAACCACGCAACCACAATCTGCTCAAGAAGCTCTAGACATTAGAGAGCAAAATCAGCAGAGCAACCTACCACCATCTATGACTCCTGGCCAAGGCCATGTAGATAGTCTTGGTGGTATTCCACAATCAGTCAAAGACATGCTTGAGGACACTATCCAGACAGTGCTAGAACGTAAAGACGTTCAGCAGGATATCAAGACTAAGCAGAAGGTAATCGTTGGCGGAGACGGTAAACATGATGATGCGATCAAGAAGGGTAAGTTCGATAAGACTATCGTCCCTGATGAATCCATGGTCTTGTATCGCAAGTTTGCTCGTGAACTACAACGTTTGCGTGACGAGTGTGAACCTATGTGGCATCGTGAGGAAGCCAGCGGTAAGCTCAATGTTCAGCGTGCTATCAGAGGCTGTGAAGTTGATGAAGCATTCGATCGTTGGGACGAAGGCAATGATGGTGCTGATGTTGAAGCCGTAATCATGGTGGATAGATCAGGCTCTATGTCCGGTGGTGGTAACGACCGTGATGCTTCTATCGCATGCTGGACAATCAAGCGTGCTCTAGAACAGATCGGTGCTCCAGTCACAGTCTATGCATTCGATGACCAGGCTGAGCTGGCGTATGGCCGTACTGAGCTTGCTGATAAGAGCAGGTATAAGTTCATCTATGGCAATGGTGGAACCAATCCGTATTCCACATTGCTTGCTGCCGAACAGTTACTTATGTCCTCTCGTAAGAAGAACAAGATGCTGTTCATCATCACCGACGGTGCGTTTGACGCCAACAAGAACGATGAGATCATCGAACGTATTGCCAAGCGAGGCGTGCTAACAGCCATGACATTGATCATGGATGACAGTACGGCTGAATGGTATGCAGGTCGAGGATCTAATGAGAATGAATGGCGTCACGGTGCTGAGATCTATGGTCGAATCAAGTCGGCTCGTGATCTTCTACCGTTTGCCAAGTCAGTAGTCACAGGCGCTATCAAAAAGCGCAATCGTTAACCAACACAAACAATGGAGTCAAAATGCATGTCATATACGACAGTCTCACTGAGACGTTGATAGGACCATTCAACGATTACGAGAGCGCCCAGATGTGGCTCTTGTATGCGTCAGATGAACTAGCCGATGGTGGGGAAAACCTCACCATCGAATCTGTATCTGAACCTGAAGAGTGGGCCCAAGATAACCACATCGTGCTTGTAGGTCAAGCATGAACAACCGTTTAAGACAGGATGACCCAGCCACATGGCTGAGTGAGATGCTTAAACAACGAGAGGACGATCTCTACGCTAAGAACAAAGAGACCGTACGCAACCTACTCATCAAACATGATGCAGAAGATCTAATCCCAATGCTATTGGAGGAATAATGTGCAATTGGTGTGGAGATCACATGAAACAAGGCTTGTGGGAATACCACAAGTGTATAGAGCCTAAGGAGGACTAATGGTTAATACATTCCTGCCTTGGCCAGACCAAACAAGAACAGCAAAATCCTTAGACAATAAGAGACTTGGTAAGCAACGTGTAGAAGCGTTGCAAATTCTGAGGGCTAACTTAGGTCTAACTAAGGGGTGGGTTAATCACCCTGCAGCAGTAATGTGGCGTGGTCACGAAGGCTATCTCTACATGTACACGAACGCTATGTGCATGGAGTGGAGACAACGTGGCTATCAAGATAACGTACAGGCACAGCTGCAAGAGCTATATGCAACACACGATATACAAGGTTGGGATCCACCATGGTGGTGGGGTAACGATGAGTTCCACAAGTCACATCGTTCTAACCTCAAACGTAAAGATCCGGTTTGGTACCGGTTTCGTGTACGTCCTGACCTGCCATACAAATGGCCTACACCCGGTAGGACATTCCGTACCATCGTAAAAAAGGAGAGCAAGAATGATAGTAACAAGAAAGCTAGTATGTGAGTTAATCACCGAGACACTAAACACCGGAATTGATTTAGACGGTGAAAAGTTAGAGGCGGTTATCTTAGGCGTTAACTCTGACCTACAGGTTAGGGACTGGTTGATGGGTGCTCCAGTGAAGTGGGGTATTGAAGACAGTCTTGAGTTTATCGAGTATATGTGTCGCAAGGCACCGTCTGAAGATCTAGCCCCATTCATTACAATCCAAGCAGTGTTCCGCTACGAGTTAGGGCAGGATGAAGCGGCAGCACAACTTCTGAAGTACGCAAACACCACCTACCCAGACTATGCCTTAGCTAATTTACTTACTAGGGTTATGGATCAAGGCTGGCCTAGAGATTCTTTCCGTGTAATGCGGGAAGAAGTTCACCCAAAGATCGTTGAAGAATGTTTCAGCGATGAAGCAGCAATACTCACCTACGAGACAGGAGCACTAAATGCCTGAGAACGAAGTAGTCTGGCAAGCAAAAGTAACACGCTTGATGGTAGCTGACTGGTCAGAGGATGAGATCGAACTCCTCTGTGCAGATCTAGATGATGCAGTTCAATCCGTATGTGACGATTGGGAGGTAAAGGGATGAAACGATACAGAGTAACTATCCATGAGCATGTGATCTATGACTATACGCTTGAAGCCAATAACCGTGAAGATGCGGTGGCCATGGCTGAGAACAGCATCTCAAATGATGAGACGCATCTATGGTCTAAGGATGAAATGGCTGGTTGGACAGAGATCGGGGAGATCTATGATGACTCCGGCTTTGAAATTTGACCCAACACAAACAATCCCGCTAGAATGGATTAGGAGATAGGGGATAAATGGATAACGATCTATATGACCTACGTGTTACGTTCAGAGTCAAGATCAAAAAGTGGAGAGTAGATGACCAGTCTATAGACAGTAACAGAGAGTGGAGTCTATGCGTATACGACAGGAATGTAGCCAACTGGGTTAATGTTAAGGATCTGAACAGACCCAATGAGGAAGCATACATAGAAACAATCGAAGAAATATAAAGCCCCGGGGCGCAATCCCGGGGCCTTGAGGGCGTGAACTCTGTTCTTTAAGAGCTTACGCCCCAAGTCTACACCAAGAAAGGGGGAATGATGGAATGCTATTTGCATCATTGCCAATAAAGACAAAGGAAATACGCAAGCTGGTGGATGCCCTAGAGATAGCTGGCCTGGAAGTCAGCATCACGCCAGGTAAACACCACGTTAAGGTGGTCAACCCAGATACACGAAAGGTTGTGTTCTTCGGACCACAATCTCTGGGTGATCGTAGAGCTGGCAAGAACATCTTGCGAGATCTAAAGAAAGTCGGCTTCAACGAAGATATAAAGCTCTAGGAGGGCACAGATGGCTAAAGTAACTAAGAAACTAGAAGCAACACTAACTAAGAACACAACTGTAGAGAAGGGTGGGGCATGGTTATTGACTGTTACAGACAGCAATGGTTCTATGCACTCTGCTTGGGCTAACCCATCTGCAGCTAAGCGATATCTCAAGGCTTACGTACTTGAGAACACACCGCGCAAGTCAATCAAGATGGTTATCGGTGCTACAAATGAAGCTGGTAAGCCTACACACCTAGCAGGTGAGTTGACCTGGAAGGCTGATGCATGATGGACATGGAAACCGTACTACCCCGTACCTGTAATATGTGTCATGGTACGGGGGTCGTCTATTGGGAATCTAATGACGACTTTGATGTAAAAGAATGTGAATGCCAATACAAGGAGGAAACCAATGGCTAAGTTCAGAGTAATGTTTAGTATGCAGAAGAATGGCACACTAATATTTGACGCAGATGACGCCGAGCATGCTAAGGATATATACGAGCAGCTTCTTGCAGGCGACACATATCCTGATGAGCTAGAGAGCTATGAAGATATAGATGACTCGGACACTCAGTACTTTGAGTTAACGGATAACTCAGGTCGTGTCTTAGCTAGTTAATTAGGACAAGCAAATGGCCCCCGGCTCTTCATTGAGTCGGGGGCCAAATGTTTGTGTTGGCCGTTTTTTAGGCCTCTACATCCTCGTCATCTGCGAGGTCTGCTTCGAGGTCATCTAGGTCCTCATCATCGAGGTCTAGTTCATCAAGGCCGTCTTCGAAGTCATCTTCGAAGTCTTCATCGAATAGGTCTGGGTTTAGATCGTCTGACATGGTTCTCCTTAGGCGGTTTCTGCTAGTTCGTTTAGCTTGTCTAGTTTAAAGCCTGACCACGAATCGGTATCGGTAACTACTACAGGAGCTACCTTGTACCCCTTCTCCTTGATCAGTGGCATAATCTCTGGAGAATCCTCCAGCATCTTAGCTTCGAAAGGAATCTCCTTCAAAGTAAGAAAGCGCTTAGTAGCCTCGCATTGTGAGCAATTTGGATTGCTGTATACGGTTACCATTACTGATTGTCCTTTACCAACTTAATTTCGCAAGCATCTGTTGTGCAGTACGCTTCTCCGATAGCATCGAAGGCCATACCTGCGTAGACACCAGCTAGGTCAATTGGAAAAAGACTTGCAGTTGCTGCTTCATATTCCTCAGCAGTACTCTGGGTGTACGGCATTTGGGGATAAAGAGTATCATCCATAGCAAGGAATGATACGGTCTTTAATTGACCATCGTACATGTGCAGTACGGTGCCAATAGCTTCGGCCTCAGTCTTAGGATTAAACGACACGGTTACAGATACAGAGTTATCTGACCAGTAACGCTGGGCAGTAGCTGCCAGTGCCATCTTCTCGTAAATAGAGACATCCTTCTCAGAACGCTGGGCCTGAGACTTGATCGGGAAGTATACGACTGAGGTATTATCTGGGTCGGTACTCGAAGGCTCAATGCGGTAGTTAGCCATCTTAAATAGAGGCAACATAGGGTCATTGTTAGCAAAGCGGATGGTACGAAGGAAGTACTCGCCGCCTGGGGTCCAGTGAACTCCTGGAGATTCTCCAGCCAAGATTGAGACTGTGCCGGATGGCTTTACAGTTGTCATCTTGATTGATTCACGGATGCCGAGCCATTCAGAGTAACTCTTGTCATAGCTAGTTACTACCTTGTAACCCTCATCCATCCATGTACGAAGGAGTGGGAGACCCTTTGTATCGGCAAAGTTGGCGATACCGGAGATTGACGTACCGATGCGGCGGTTACGCTGCATGATAGCGTTGGTCTCCTCCCAGTGCGTAGGGATCAAAGTAACTGTTTTAGCGTAGAGGTATGCGAATTTCAAGGTGCGCTTGAAATCCTCTAGGCTGTCGTGACGATTGATATATGTCTCAACCAAAGTACAGCACTCCATTGATTCCAATGACTGCTCTGCACATGGGTTGTACCCAGCTGCACGCCAGTCCTTGTTGTTCTCAGGATCTGCAAGACGACCGTACTTACGGGTTACATCCATCCAGATTACGCCAGGCTCACCGTTGCGGGCAATACCCTCAATGATGGGGGTTAGGTCCTGACCGACAGATACCTCGACAGAGTTGTTAGACATCCAACCCCAACCAGGATTCTCTGGATCGTAGGAGTTACGCTCTGGGAATGCTTCAGCATTCTTTAAGTTCAGAAATTCCTCATCGTCAATACGACCAATGAGAAGCTCTGCTGAGCGGCGGACGTTACCGGATACTACGCAAACGCCAATAAGGTTTCCAAGATCTGCAATGTCACGACGGGTGAGCTTGTCACCGGCACGACTTCCAAAGATCCTAGAGATATGGTTGTGGAGTTTGATTAGCGGTTCTGCTCCGGCTGCGGTGCCTCCAAAGGTTTTAATCGGAGTACCGGCTGGTCGGATTTGTGAGTAGTCAAATACAGGGCACTTCGTATCTGGCTTAAGGTAAGAATTGATGAGGGCGGCTGTGGATTCAACCCAGCCTTCTCGGGTGTCGGGGATGACATATGTTTCTCCTGCTTCGCAAGGGTAGATAGTAAAGTCTTTATCTGCCCCCTTATCATCAAAGCCAACACCGACTCCCAGCATAGATGCCTCCATAAGGAAGGCGAAAGGCTTGGCTGGGTCAATCTTGGTCATAGCATTTGTAGATACAAAGGAGCAGTTCTGCAACGCTGCAGAGTTCTTCTGAACATTGACGAGGGGTGTACCCATCATCCATAGGCCACGGCCGGGTGGAGTCCACTTTAGGTTCCAGAGGCGGTCAAAGGCTTCCTTCGCTGAGGAAGCGGCCTTAACGTCAGACCAAGGCAGACGGTTCTGCTTGGCGTGGTCTTTCTGAAGTGAATACATGCCGTCAATGACACGCTCACATACATCTGTCCAAGTTTCCTTGGTTCCGTCCTCTTTAAGACGGGAGTAGGTACGCAAGAAAGTAATCTCGCCTACGGAGTTACCCGCAGCATCCTGGTAACCCCAGGGGACCTTCTTCGAACGATAGGAACTGACAAAATCTTCTGCTAGTTTAAACGAAAACACTACATATCCTCTTTCTTATATATTCTCACTGTGATCAGGTCTATCCTTCTAATTGGTCTTTGATTATTTTGCTGGCGTCCCCTTCACTTAACCCATTTCCAGACAACTCCTTTAGGGTGTTGGCCCGGTCTCCGAATAGTGCTGACATGACTCCTCCTGAGCTTTGACGCTCCACCGTCATGCGGAGAACCTCCTTGTTCTCCTCTAACTTCTTGACCTCATTTACGATCTTAAAGAGTCGGTCAATCTCCTGCCCGGTGTTTGGATCCGGGTATCCGCCGTTTAATTCCTCCGCAAAACGTGCAAAAGCGACTCTAGCGCCCTGCATTTCGATAATTGCGTTGAGTAATCCCTTCAACTGCTCCTTGGTCTTAATCTCTACCGGGAGGCTGAAGGCACAAGAATTGTTCGGTTTGAAGGCCGGACAATTGCTTGCAACGAAGCAGGTGTTGCACTGACGGAAGGAAGTATGGGTGCTCTCTAATACCGGAGCCTCCCTGATAACATCCCTGCCATCAACGTCTTTCTCGAAAATAGTCTTATTCGTAACCCCGAAAACTGGCAGGGTTTGCATGTCTTCAGGCTTGCGGGCGGTCAAATCTTTCCGCACCTCAGACCCTCTGTTATCAGGACTGATACCCCTAGTTTCCGCAGAACCTGCACTATCTAGTGGATCACTCTGATCAGATAACATGGGCTTCCTTTGCTTGTCTAATGAATTCTCTAGCTGCAGATAACTCCAGATGGCGAGGCGGGTAACCTCGTTACTATCGTCATTAATAATCTTGTCAAAGTCCAGCCCAGCCTTCTCGATGATCGCCTTGTAGCGGGGTCGAGCCTGGTCTTTCTGTTTCTTCTGGTAGCGGACTAGTCTAGTGCCATCCCAGACAATTGTCTCACCTCTCATCATAGGACTTAGCCAAGAAAGGGTAGCAGCTGTGGTTACCGGTACCTGCCTCAAATTATCTGGCTTAGCACATGCTACACCATGGAACTGCAGGTCAGGAAACTGGCTCAAAAGGGCCCTAGAACGGGCTGAGAGGCTCGTATCGTCCTCGATAGACTCACCCAAGATAGAAACGTTGAGATATTGCTCTGCGAGGTTGTAGAGACCAGTATGGCCTGTTTCTGAGTGCCACACCATAGAGGCACGCTCTAGGCCAAAATCCTCCCAAAAGGTACGACGCTGGTGGTTGATCCAGTTAGGGCCCAAAGCTTTGGCATCCAACTCGGTTGCGAGGTGGATTCTATCCTCATTAATAGTAATGAAGTCCTGGTAGTCAGCGGCATACTCTTCGAGCTCCCGCTGTGTCATGTTGAGATCATTGATCTGGTGGCCGCCGCCATCTACATAGATGAGGACGTCATCAGGGAACCGCTCTTTAAGTAGGTAGTCTTTGGTCTTTGGGAGACCACGCTTTACCAACCTGAAGTAGTTGACGCTGATGTGCTTAACTCCGGCATTAGCCAGGAGGATCCTGTGTGAGGGTACTTCACCGCCCATGAAGACAATGTTCATTCGTACCGCTTAATCTGACTTCCGAGGTGAGCATCAAGAAGGGCATCCCGCTGACGTTCAATCTCAACCTTCAGCTCGTCCCAAGGCTTGACCATACGGGTTGTACGGACAAACTTAGGTTCAGCAAACATGAGAGTAGTTACGTTCTTAGAGAGTGCATAGGCGCACCGATCCGCATCGGGATCTACAAATAGAGCTACTCGACCCCGCTGTAAAGCTAGGTCTAGGTGTCGGGCCCGCAAATCCTGACCCTCAAAGAAATGGCGAGTGTCATAGATATCGGCATAGCCGACAATCATATTGGCTCGTAGCCAATGCTCTGTTAGGTCTTCAGATAGGTCGGAGCAGATTACCACCCGATAGTGTTCAGCCAGGATGCGATAGAGTCGGATACCCTCTTGAATCGGGTCCCCACCTTCGGTCTTCATTACTCCCTCTACTGAGATGAGTGCCGTAGCCATTTAGTCCTCCGATAAATTGCGTTCACAAATACAATTACAGTTTTCGACCTCACATACCCCGTATTCCATGGGGTGCTTACAGTTTTTACACTTAGCCACGCAAAGTTCTCCGGACTAGGGTTGCAGCATCTGGCAGCTCTATTCCGTAGGTTTGCTTCTGTGTCTCTGTATCTAGTGCGGTCTTATGTTCTTTAATAGAGCGTAACGCCTGGATTACTCCAGAACGCTTACCAGCCTGCCAACGGTAATTGTTGAAGTCTGCGTATCCAGATCCGGTCTTGCTGAAAGCAACTTTACGGTTCTGGTGAATATCATCATAGAAAGCTGAAGCCTGCTCCATAGCAAGACGTAGCTTTCGCTCTGCGTTTACACGATAAGCCGGATTAGCAGTATTGCGTACCTCGTTCAAGGCATCCGCATACTTCTTTAACATATCCTGGGCCATGTCTTCATCCCGCTGGGTTTTCTGTTCCCATGCACGGCTGTATGGCGGCTGTGGGTTATGCTCCGGATATACAGTCCAAGAATCTGCAGTGAGATCATAAGCTGCATAAGGATTAATATCCCTAATGTCTGACTGTGGGTTTACATAGTATGTAAGCTCATAGCCTTCCCAGTTACGGGTCTTAGGCATTAGGTCCCCATTGAAACCTTCGTTGAAAGTCTTTGAGATCTCAACATCGGAGTAGCCGGTAAACTCAGGATTACTCTGACGGAACTTGACATAGTCAATTCCAACCAAGCAATCTAGATCGCCAGGTTCTCTGGAAGCCTCCCATTGATAGGAGACTCCAGAGCCTGCAAGCCAAGCATGCACCCAAGCATGTGGATCAGCGTAATACTTCACCAAATACTCAAAGAGCATATTTAGGATGCCGGAACGTACCCAAGCGTTGAGATGATCTCCCTGAAAGAGCTTTGGATCAAGCTCGGAAGAAGGCGCACTGAAATAGGAAGTAGACCCAGGTGTAATGCTGGGTACGTCTCCATAATTCTCAAAGTCCATGCGCCTATTCTCTCTCGTCTTAGTCGTTACGTCTCGGCATGAGCGAAAGAGTTATGCTGTCGGGGCTGCCTCTGCTGCCTTAGCCTTATCTACAGCTAAACGAAGAGCCACATATTCAGCGGCTGACTGAGCCTGCAAATCCATGAGGACTTCAGATGCGTAACGGCGAACTTCTAGGAGAGTCGCATCACGGTCTACAGGGAGAGCAAAAGCTTCCTTGTTACGCTCTACGAATACGTTTCCCTCAGCATCTACCAAGACTGCGAAGCCAAATGCGATTTCAGGGGTTTCAGGTGTTGTAGGTGTTGTTGTATCTTCTGACATATTTCCTCTATTCGTATAGTCCCATTTTTTTACGGTTTTGTTCAACTACATAGGTCTTAGCAGGGCAGAAGTCGCAAAGGTAAACCTTTGTACTAGCAGACTTTGCTGCACTCTCCAGACCTAATTCTTTACGGATATCGTCTGTACCCTTAGGAATAAGACGCTTGTTTTCACGCTTCCAATCCATACAACCCTGTGAAGGACGCATATGAAGGTTAAAGCACTTCATAGCATCATCACCGAATGTGGCCTTGGTTGTGTAATAGTCTGGGTCAATATCAGCAAGGCCGCCACCTACCTTGTTGCGTAGGTTTTCGATTACTTGCTTGCGTACCTCAGGACGTGAGTATAGTTTTACACCGATCTTAGATAAGAAGCCAGTGTGTGGAATGCCGGCAGACTCATGCTTATCAACGAGTACCTGCAGCAAGACGTCATCATCGGGGTTACCCTCAAAGTCAGGGAGTTCCTCGATTGTGCGGCAGTTATAGCAATAGAGCAGACGAATCTTAGGACCATCGTCCTTGATCTCTGTATATGTGCCTTCATCGGCAGCGCCGCCGCCTTGGCCTAAAATTGGAATAGCCATCTTGCTCTCCTTAGTAAGTCTTCTATATTTATTATATAGGATAAACCTGGAGAACGCTAATCCTGTGGATGTTCTCCGCTACGAAGACCTGATTCACGCCTAGATGGGGTAGAACTACTCATTAAGTCTTCATATTCATCAAAATCATTGGGTGTTGCTGTACTTGGGTTAGTGCGAAGTTCTTCTTTGATGTCAGCAAGTTTTTCATCCTGACTCTTAGTTGCTCCGCCAACCTTACGCTTATGCATAAGAGCCTTTGCATCAACCTCGCTAAGAGCAGGTAGGTTACGACCACCACGAACTACGGCATTATCTATGACGGGAGTTACATGATCTGGTGCTGGAGAATTAGGGTCTACAGCTTGACGTGGATTACCTGGACCACGAACAGGTAGATGAATGCCGGTATGCTTAAAGATTTCAGCAGTTGCTTCAGCACGGCTAACCTGTCGTTGAACCCTGTCTTCTCCACGAATCTCTTCGCCATATTCTGGGCGAACGAGCATTACGGATGCTGGATCATAACTATCGGTATTGGGTGCAATCTTAGCCCAGTGCTGTGAGCAGAAGTTCTTAGTTCCAGCGCCAGTCATCTCTGCACGCCTTGAGGCGTCTAAACGACAACCGCTCTTGCTGCACTTAGCTGGTTTATCAAAATTAGTTACTTTATGTGTACGTTGGCGTTCAAAGCCAGACTCAGGCAGGCGTACTTCACCGGCAACAACGTCAGTAGTTTCACGTACCTGTTGCTTTCCTGCGGGAGAACTACTCCCATAATTGATATCTTCTACGCTAGCCATCTTAATCCTTTGTTGGGTCGTCCATATTAATCATGCGACCTACCGATTCATCTCCGGCACGCATATTACGTTTTATACGCTGCTCATGGAGAGAATGAAGCGTACCTTCTTGTTGCCCTACGCCGAAGTGTTCTGAACGTGTCTCAGGCTCTTTAGGCTCTAGATTCTCAGGAGGTTGGATAACCTGCTCTACCCCTATATGCTTGTCCATAAACTTATGGTAGCCAACACGCATCTTTCGCATACGCATGTTTGGCATAGATACGACATTATCCGGTGCGGCCTCTTTAGACCGAACCGGATGATTAGGACTCTTGTCGTATCCCTCTTTGTCCATATTAGTAGTTAGCGCCCATTTGATCGTTGTAGATATGCGCTACTGGCATTGGAGAGCGTGGCTTTGAAGCAGCAGATAGTGATCCTGGCTCTACCATTGAGGGTGCAGCCTGGTCAATAAAGTCATAGTTCCAGTATGGGTGAAGTCCACGGCGATTAGCGAGGGTGAGATCGTCACCTGTGCCTGCGGCAACTTCAGTGTTTGGGCGAACCTTACGGTACTTACCGTCTGTTACGCCTTCTGTTAGTCCACCATTAAGTGAACGTGTCTCATTAACGGCCATTGTTTTCATCCTTTTCGATTTTGTTAGGTCGCAATGCTTCCATTGCAGCCTTATGTCCAGCAACACCTTGTTCAGTGGCTCGGTCAGCCTTTACTTGCTTACGCTTACGAACGTAGCTATCTACCATCTTCATACTTAGTAGCCCTTTGCTTCCCGAATTGCACGGTTTACAAGACCACCCTGTGGTGATGGGCTAGATTCACGAAGTTCTTTTTCCCTTGCAGGCCATGACTTAGCGTGTTCTCTAGCTGCGTAATCTGCCTGAACCTTAGCAGTAAATTCTTTATTCTCATTCATATGGTTTTCAGACTTAAAGCCTTGACGTTCCCAATCAGGACGAGTGTCATTGTGTACAGGACGATCTTTTTGAGCAAGCAAACCCTGCATACGTTGAGACTGCTGCCATTGAGAAACCTTATCCATGCCAGGTGGTGGTGGAACCATACCAGCATGACGTTGTGCTGCCTCACGACCGGCGCCACCATCTTCGGTAGCACGAGATGCAGTTACCTGCTTACGGTTGCGTACAAAATTACGAAGTCCCATGTTTAGTCCTCTGCGTTTCCTAGTAAGCCGCTTTTTTTAGGGTGCCAAGAACCGCCCTCATCCCAAACACTGCCGGACCAATCAGAAGTAGAATCATTGCTTGTTCTATTAACATAGCTTGAGGCAGATTCTCTTCCTGCGTTTCCGTTTTCTGATCCACGAAAAGCGTTTACAGGTTTACGATCTCGTATAAAGCTACGAATACCCATTATTTCTTTCCTGCTTTCTTTTTAGCTGGCGACTTCTTGTCTGTTGTTGCGGCTTTGGCTTTAAGTTCTTCTCGGATCTTATCTTCTGAAGTCTTAGCCTTTAGCTTCTGTACCTTATAGTCCATTGGTGAACCCTCTGGTGTAAGAATCTTTTTAGCCATAGTTGGATTATCTCCCTAATTCTACTTTTTGTCAGGGTTATGGTGCTTCCGAACCCTTGGACGGCTTACTTTTTTACCTCTAGCATGGCTAGTCTTTTGACGCCTTTTTGTAGATGCCGATTCACTTCCAGGGTTTAGGCTAGAGGATACTCCCCCAGTCCAACCTCCTGTGGAGGCCCTATCCCAGCTATCTACTGAAGTGAACTGACGGCCTTTCATGACATAAATCCTTTAGCGTGCTTTTCATAGCGTGCATTTCTGCAGTCTGGGCAGACATTGCCACCGGCATACATCTTCTCCAGCGGAGTCATTAGATGCCCACACTTGGGGCACATGACACTACCTTCATAGACAGTCTCAATGTTAATATCTTCCATTACCATACGCTTTCAGAAACGTTACGGGCTGTGCCCTGCATGCCGCCAGGCTCACGAGTAAAGTCTACACGAGTTGGCTGGAATTCATTATTCACGTCCATAACGTCCATGATACCAATCTCACGAGTACGGTAACCAAAACGTGGTGGGAACATCTGGATCTGTGGAAGTGGTGGCCTAACGATATCCGGAATTAATTGGGCCGGCATAGTTACAGCTTTAAGAGCACGTGCCATGAAAGCCTCTTGAACATTCTCAAAAGGGCCCATGTAATCATAGCGGAGTAGTGATGGCTCTGGATCTTCTCCTACAACACCACGACCCTTACTATGGTCATAGACACCATCTTGGTTCATCATTAGCGTCTCCGTGGTCTATTGGGATCCGAGTAATCAATCTTTTCTGAAGAGTCACCTGATACTGGCTTCATGTGACCGAACTGTACTGGATTAGAGATCTTTGATCCTAAGCCAGTAACACGACCATAAAGATCACCCATGCCTGGATCATCTTCACTTTGAGTACGTGTTCCATAGACAAGTCTACGATGAATATCTTTGTTGTTTGGGTGTGGCTGATTAAAAAGATCGCCTGGATTCATGCCGGACTTCTTCATTTCAGACACATGGTTTAGAGCTCCCTCATACTGCGTCTTCCAATGGTTGTAGCGTGAGGTGTGGGCAAGTTGAGATGGGCTCTTTTTCTCTGGTGGTAAATGGGCACCAGACTTAATAGCAAAATGATTTACGATATCCTTCATAGAGAACCAAACACGGTTGTTGCTAGTATCTTTTAGATCACCGCTCTTTGTATCAATATAGTGAGGGACTTCGCCATAGGCGGCATGCTTAGCATTAGCGCCATGAGTGATTCCCAAGTCACTTGCGACATCCCCGGTAGTAAGGAATGGGACGCCTTCTTTATCTAAAGGGCGTGGGGTAGCTCGGCTTGCAGGTGTTTCAATAGCCTCAGGTACCGCAGGATTACTGCGTCCCTGTGAACGACCTGATACTTCAGACCATGAACCTCTGTGTGATGCTGGACCTACTGGAGACATTAGCGCCACTTTCCTTTATCCATCTTGCTTTCAAGATGACCTAGCTTAAAGTTAGTAATACGGCCTAACTTACCCTTAATATCGTTAATAACCGAATCGTTGCAGCGATCGCATGTAGGACCGTGATTAAGATTTAAAGCGTGACCGCCCTTTTCAGCAGCTGTGTGCTGTGGTTCGTAGCTTCCGCCTTCATCATTCTCTTGGTCATAAAATTTTGCCATTACTGCCACCTTGGTTTCAAATGGGCAAAGAGTGCTCCGGTACGTGGATTAAACTCTGCCGGTACATTAGCAGAGACATCAGCTTTACCGTCGTTAACGAGGTGTGGTGCTGGTGCCAATGCCATCTTAGGGGTATTTCTTTTTCCCATCATAACAAGAGAGCCGTCTACTTCTACTTCTTTGTAGAGACTTGGCTTCAAGCGACGATCTGGTTCTAAATTCTCTGGCCACATGTACGAAGCTGGATCAATACGCTCACCTTTGTGAACACCACGCTGGTAGGCACGTTGGTTCTGGCGATTCTTTAGCGAATCAAGAACTGTGTCTGAGATAGCGTAGGGCTTGCCCTTATCGTCACGACGTGAACGAATTGTTCCTAAGTAGCCGTCAGGGATACTCCGCTTGAGGTGCACGTCCCACACCCATGCGAAGGAAATCCATTCCACTTCGTGGTACTGCTGGGGTTCCACCACCACCGGTGGTAGTGTATGCACCTACATACCCGCTGGCACCTAAATACTGCCAGTTGTTATGCGAGTTAGGCATTTATCTCCACCTTTGTTCTACGAGTAGCTGTACGAATAGCGTGACAATTAGCACACACTACTTCACACTTTGCTATTTCTTCCCATAGTATTGTACGGCTGTAAGACCCCATTTTTTCACCTATATTGAATAGTTTTTTAGTTCCTGAAAGATGATCAAACTCTAGTGCCGCTGGATGCTTGTTATATCCGCAATCAACACATCCTTTTTCCAACTGGTATTCATGCACTTCTTTTACTTTTCGTTCTGCCTCTGGCCGGGTGTACCGAACGTATAGGCACCTGTTACACATAGAATGTCTTTGTCCAGATTGTCGCCCTGTTGAGGACCTAAGTTTAAACTTAGTCTCTGGCAGCGTAACCATGCATGATTTACAGGTCTTCATTTGAGTATCCTTCATGGGTCTATGGTACTCCTAAATGCAAAAAGCCGGAGGGTGTACCTCCGGCTGATTGCTAGCAGCTACTTAGTTGCTGCGTTGATCTTGGCTGTAGCCTGGTCGGTAACGTCCTTAGCGATCACGCCAAAGGCTGGATCGTTTTTATTGACGAAACGCAAGATTACAGGGACTAAAGAGGCCCAAAGTGAGTTAGCTACCAAACCCCATTGATGGGCATGGAAGTTGAGTGGGTTTGAGATTCCGCTGGTGCTTGAAACAATTGTCGCAGCTGCGATAACCTGACCGAGCAAGTTACGGGCATACGATGTGATAATTGCTTGATTGAACTTCATGATTCTCCTTGTTAGATACCAACCCGTTTGGGGGCCTATATCTATTCTATAGGATAACTCAGAAGTTGTCTAATTCTTGCCCTCTTCGAGGTGGTTGTTAAAGCGTCCCTCTAGCTTAGACAAGGACTTGACTGTCTCTAGGGTAAGACGGGTGTTCTCTTCCATAGCCGTATCTAGGCGCTCATTCCGAGCCTCAATTCGATGAAGGCTATCCATCAATGACCCACCGCTATTACGCTTATATGTGTAATTCTTAATTTCTTTAAGCTCACCCATGAGCTTGAAGTACACCTTACTAAATGCCCACACTGTTGTAACTATAAAAATAAATAGAGTTGCAATCCCCCAAATAATCTGAGTCCAGTTTGCAGCATTACCTACGCTCATAAAAGCTCCACACGGTTCGTAGTTACAATGAACGTAGTATGCCGACAAAAATACACCTTGTAATGTTAAACTATCTATGACCATAGAAGGAGATAGTTATAAAACAATTGCGCTTATTTGCAGCAATATTTGTACTACTATTCGCAGCTTTTTATACCACACTATTTGAATCACCAGCCTCTGCAGCAGGAACCTACTCTTTAACTGAGTACAACACTTTAGTAGATAATGCTAATAGTGCCGTTACCGCTACCCAAACCGCATTAGACGCTGCACAGGCAGCCTATGACAACAGTAGCATACCTGTCGTTACCCCTACCGGATCCGGAATTAAAGTAGACGTCTACAACAGCTCTGCTACTAGGACACCAAATGCAAACACATTTTGTCGTTCAACCGTCTTTACACAGATAGCCGTTAACTGGGGTGCTGGATCAGTTGCGGGATGTAATAACGACCATGTAGTTATCCACTATTATGGAACTATTACCGTCCCAGATACTGGCGCATACAAGTTTATGAACATTGCTGATGATGGTTGGTATATGACCTTAAACGGTCAGCTAATTAACAATGACTGGAGAGATAAGGGTTGCGGCGGCTCTTGGAGCCAACCTATTCAGCTTACAGCCGGTACCGCATACAATATGGATGCCTGGTACTATGAAAATGGTGGTGGCGCATGCTCCACCCTATATGTAGTCCCACCTTCAGGCAACTCGCAGGTAATGCCGGCCTCATGGTTTGGTCAGGGATCTACAACAACTTACACTAAAGACCCAGCTTTATTGCCAGCTATAGACCAAGCAGCTGCAGCTTTGCAATCTGTTAAAGATGCACTAGCAGCAATCCCATCTAAGGTCATAAACCCACCTGCTAATTTATTAGGTACAGTTGATGGGGCAACAGTAACTCTTTCGTGGGATGCGCCTTCAGAAGGCTTGTTGCCTGAGCGATATGCCGTTATGTGGACTGACGGTGTTGGAGGTTGGGGCGTGGCATCTACAACCACCAGCCTAACAATAGACGCTTCCGTAGTGGCCTCTACCGCTGGATGGAATAAGTCTTATACATTCACTATTAGGTCAGACCAAGATACGGCACAGATGTACTCATCGTACTCAAACCCAGTGACTATTTTTCTTCCTGAGCCTGCTCCCGTAGTCGTGCCAAGTCCCGCTCCATTGCCATCCGAGACTCCAACATCCACGGTTCAAGAGACGTCTTCGGTTTCTGCTCCTCAGGATACTTTTTCAGTGACCACACCAGAAACAGGAACGACAACAACAGCACAGGACCAAACACCAACCAATTCATCGGATCCATCGCCTACACCAGCGCCTTCACCAGACCCAGCAGTAGAACCACAACAACCATCGCCATCTCAAGAAGACACGCAAACAGCGCAATCCCCTTCAGAACCTGTTCAACCATCTACTTCTCCTCTTCCATCTGATTCGCAACCTGTTTCCGCTCAACAACCAGATCCTTTGCCTGCACCAGCTCCTGCTCCAGTTGCTGCACCCGATCCTGCGCCTCAGACACAGCCAGACGTGCCAGCACCTGCTGATGCACCGGATCCTGCTGCAGCTGATCCAAGTGCGGCTGCAGACGCTCCAGCGACTGCGGATCCAGCTGGAACCGATGCTCCGGCACCTGCTCCAGAGCCCGCTCCAGCTCCCGCTCCAGAGGGAACACCCAATCCGGCACCTGACCCAGCTCCTGCACCGCAGCCTGCCGCAGATAACCCACCCGTTGCTGCAGATCCTCAGCCAGCTCCCGCACCTTCCACAGATCCCACCACAGACTCATCTGCTACCCCCGGCCTAATTCCTAATAATCCTGATTCCTTACCTGATTCTATACCCAAACTACCTGATGAGTCAAATTTAGTGCCACACGTTCAAGAAGATAAAGCTGGCGTTGAAAACGGTGGTATTGAATTCTTTGGTACTAAAACACAACCACAAGTAGTTGGAGAAGATGGAAAGCTAACCCCTCCACCACCTCCACCTGGTTCAGGCCTCCCTATCCCTCCAGATGCGATAACCTTGAGCGATACATTTATCGGACAACCAGGCGGCACAACATTCAATGCACCTGACGTTGCCGTCCCCGTAATCGAAACTCCTGTAACCGGAGCTTTAGCGGCAGTACCAGGTGTACAAGCTCTCAATCACGCATTCGTAGCCATGGCTAACATCGGTAACGATATGTCACCTATTACACGTAAAAAAGCTAAAAAAATATTGGTATTGACAACCGTCATTGCCGCCGTAAGAAGGAGATTCGGTAACTAATGAAGCAATTCTTTAAAGACATCTCGTCAGATTTCTTTGGTGAAATCTGGACATTTGTAGGGCTATTCTCAGCTTGGCTTGTGCTCACAGGCTCAGCTAAAACCGTAATTGGTAAGGTAACCCTAGCATCTTTTGTAGTGTGGATTCTTACCCTACGCCTTCGTAACCCTAAGGATGAATAATGAAAGACGGACTTAAACTAACCGGCAATATTCTTCTGCGTATTGTCGCAGTATTTGCCGCATCAGGCCTATCAGTAATTGGTGCTGGTTCAGTGGCAGGTATTTCAGTACTCAAGGCTGTAACAGTTGCTGGTCTAACAGCAGTTGCCGCAGTTGTAGAGAAGCTTGCCCGTGGATTTATGAATGATGGTAAGCTATCTATGGATGAAATTAACTCTGCATTTGCCGCAGTTGATGTAAACTCTAAGACAGCTGCTGATCTTCAGGTTGAAGCTAACCAGTCAGGTACAGCAATCACAATTGCACCAGACGCTAAGACAGCTGCACCAGTAATTGCAGCACCAGAGGCACCAGCAGCACCAGAAGACGACCCACACTATAACTAAGGAGTAAAACATGGCACTAGGAAACGTAGGAAATCCGGTTCCTCCGGTAACCACAGCACAACCCGGCACAGCAGCTCGTATGCTTGAAGTAGCTAAGTCACAGGTTGGCGTTATTGAAGGCCCTAAGGATAACGAAACAATCTATGGCGCTTTCACTAAGGCTAACTTCCAGGCATGGTGTGGAAGCCTCATGATGTGGTGCGCTGATAAAGCGGGAGTAAAGATCCCTAACACTGTATACACCCCAACCGGTGCAGCAGCGTTTAAGAAGGCTGGTACATGGGCTGATGCAGCAAATGCTCACCCACAGCCAGGCGATCTTGTTTACTTCTCCTTTATTCCACAAGCCAAGCCAGATAGCCCAATCCAACACGTTGGTATTGTGGTCAAGGATAACGGCGATGGAACTATCACAACCGTAGAAGGAAACACCACCCCAGACTCAAAGCCTAAGGGCTCACCTAACAACGGTGGCGAGTGCGCTATGAATGTCCGTGGATACAAGGTAGATAACAAGCGCCATCTCTGGGCCTCTGTTGTTGGCTTTGGTCGTCCAGCTTATAAGGACGGAACTGTAGCAGCACCTTCTACACCAGTAGCAAAGGTAATCCCACCATTCCCAGGACAGATTAAGCCTGGCGATAAGGGCGACGCTGTAAAGCTTATTCAGCAAGCGCTTGATCTCGATGCTGATGGAGATTACGGCCCAGCTACAAAGAAAGCTATCATCGCTATTCAAGATGACAGCCCAGATCTAGATTCAAATGGAATCGTCGGCCCAGGTACATGGGGCGAGATCATGAAGCATCTCGACTAAGTTAATAAATAGAAAAGCCCCCATTACTGGGGGCTTTTTTACTATAGTGGGTTACCCACTACGTCCACGGTAGAGTGGATTTCTTGTCCACGGTACATAGTCTTGCCTTTGTGGATATGGACCTGATCGAAGTGGAAGCTATCATCATCTCCGTCTTTGAAGAAGATAACGCTTACTCCTTGTTGCCAATTTTCAAAATACTGAAGCGCTTGGCCTTTGACATCCACACCACCCTTGACGGAAGGGACAGCTCCGTCCACCCGGCAGAGGCACCCTGGACTAAAAGAAACGCTCTTAATGGCTTGATCACGATCAAAGACAGTCTTAGACTGTTGTTCCATGCGATGTGTATGGCCAAAGAGTGTCGAAATATTCGGATTCGAATTCGCATACTGGGCAGCCGTCGAACCAGATGCGTTAGCCCTATCGCCATGCATAGCACGGAGACGCTTATTAATCCAATGTGCAGCAGCAGGGTAACCATCAATAAACTCCACTCCAAGTTCATCACAACGCAATAGGTTCTGCAAGCTTAGCACAGGCCAAGCCTCAGGCGTATTAGCTACTTTAATACCGTAAGCTGCAGCAGCATTAGTATTGATAAAACGGTTAAGGCGCTTGTCGTGATTGCCTTCAAGAAGAATGATCCTGGCTCCGGTTCCGGCATTAACACGCTGCTCAGCAAGGAAGCGGTGACCACGATTAATAGCAAGTTGAGCAGTATGTGCAAAGTTAGCCTCTTGTTCGTAGGTTCCGTACATAGGAAGATCTAGGAAGTCTCCTAAGTTGATTACTTGGTCCACTGCATGACCGTGATCAAGTCCAACGATTTGTAAAGCAACATCCATTGCTGCCTCATCGTGGAATGGGTCTACGCTTCCGTCTTCATAACGACGGTATCCAATCTGTGGATCTGGTAGCGCAATAGCTACCTTCCAGCCACTGCTAATCAAAGCAGGGGTCTGGGGAATTTTTGGATTAATGATAACTGGATCTGCTGCCTGTACAGGCTGCCATGCAGGTCCTTCGCTCCACTTAGGGGAGATAACAATCTTTGTATCATCAGGGTTGTTTGATAGGCTGACCTTGCTAATCTTGCCCACATCTTCAGGGGTAAGACCATTAGCCTTTAGTAGTTTATCTATAGAGTTTAAGCCTGATGAGGCTGCAACATCTGCTTTAGCGTTATTGTATGCGTCTTCTAGCGACATGAACAGTTTCCGTTTCTATGCTCTCGTAGAGATGTGAGTCCGAATGTTGCACCTGCAGATTTGTAAATGGGAAATAGACTCCTCGTAGAGAAGTCGTCATCATTAAGTGAATTGTCAAAAGCTATTTTATCGGCATCGGTTAGTGTTGCAGCCCACTGGCCTACGACGCACATACCTATAATAAAGGTATTCTTTTCTTTAGCTTCTTGATATAGCGTGCTTAAACTCATTGCGCCCTCCAGCGTGATAATAGGGCCTTACTTAAAAGGCCCTATTTTCATTATATACGAATTAGTAGGATGTTTCAAGTCCCTGTGACCAAGAGTCCTTCTGACGAGTGACTGCTGGTGAGACGATACGACCGTTAGCCTGAGTAAGGCCAGCTTCTGGTGCAGTCTGCTTCATGTATGTTGCCTTGATTGAGTATGCAGCACCCTTCTTTTCTCCTGCGTAAGGAGCGTTGGCACGAATACCTGGGTTTGTAACTGCTGGATCTCCAGCGGCAGTATTCTTCTTGCCTACGAGTGTGCCGGACTTTGGTGAAGCAGACGGAGAAGTGAACTTTGTTCCTTCACGGCCTACTGACTTACGTCCCTGTGTGTTTTCTGCGGCTACCGCAGAATCTAGATCTGACTTTGCCATTATGGTACCTAACTGTTAGAGAGCTCTATGTTAATTGACCGAGATAGTAAAGACAATTGCAGAAATAGATCCGTCTCTCGACTCCACGGTTGTGAAACCTGGGCGACAGCTAAGATCTAGTCCCCTAGGGGCTACGTATCCTCTAGCGATGGCTATTGCTTTTACTGCTTGGTTTACTGCTGAGGCTCCTACTGCACGTAGCTTGATCTGAGGGGATTCATATAGAGCATGTGCGATAGCTGAGCCAACGGATTGTGCATTAGATCCGGCGCTTACACGCAGGAACTTCTCTTCTTCTTTTGTTACTTCATTCACGGTTTGTAGTCCTTTAGGGTATGTGCCCACCCGAGGAAAACTATACCTTAAGCTGTATCTCTCGGGTCTCCATAACCGGCATCTCTTATGAGATTAACAAAATCTTCTAATCTAAGGATGGTCACCCATTCCCCTATATTGACCTCTCCCTGCCCGTTTAAGCGGAGAACAGCTACGGGTAGGTCTTTCCCATTAGACCGATCCTTAAGCTGCTTTATAACGGCGCTGGGGCTGAAATCCTTACGGGCTTTTACTTCCCAATCAATACCCACAGTACCGGTAATGTCAGTTCCAGAACGACCAGCTCCGGTAGATTCGGCAAAAGGGAATCCATGAGCTGCCAGGTAATTTGCCACAACCTTCTGAGATCTGTAGCCACGATGCTTCCTACTCTGACTAGGCATATGCCATCATCCTTGTCTTAATCATGAGCTCTAGATCCTCTAGAGTTCCGTTGTTAGTAAAGATCTGGTCAACCTTGTAATCGTCAAGCTCATGCTCTGAGATATGACCATTGACTGCCTCAATACCCATACGTTTGATACGCCAAATTTGCCCATTATTGGCCCGAATCATGTCCGCCTCATTAAGAAAACGAACATCAGTTATTACATAATTCATATCTATTCTAGGATCAGTTAGCATAGATTTCATCGCCTCATGTACCCAAAATTGTGGGCCAAAAACTTTACGAGCAGCTACACCAGAGTTCTGTAGGAGACGACGGATCTGAGGAGATTGCTTAGCCTTCTCCCAACCATCACGGTCTACACGATCTCGTACGAATACAGGCTCACCGGCGATAGAATCAAACATAGGGTTCATCTCATAAAGATACTCCCGAATCTTATCTGCAAACGCTACACGAGTAAAGCCGTAGTTCTCAACTAAGACCTTAGCTACGGTATCTTTACCGGACTGTGCATAACCTGTAAGGCCAATAATCATTTCTTACCCCCAAAGAAGATGCTCATGCCGACGGATGTTCCTACAATAATCATAAGAAAGCCTAATACTTGCTTCATGCTGTGAACCTCCTTGTCCTTGCCCTCATGCCACCACCATCTGAAGTACGACGTGTTAGCTCACGTGACACTAACTGGGAGTCACGCTCTACGTTTGAAGTACGAGTCTCAATAAGCTTTCTAAAAGCATACTTAACATCTAGCTCGTGTTGTAGGTCTTGGATGTCCTGACTATCAGCAATCTGTGCCTTAACTAGGGCAACACGATCACCCTTAGCTCCGGTCCAGTGCTTAAGCATAGCCTTGGCCTCAGCGTTGTCTAGTGCACGCTGGGCTTCACGCTCATTGATAATGGCGATAGCCTGTGCACCGGCTAGGTGATCGTTCCATTGTGTGAACTGTACGAACAAGTCCATAAGACCATCATCATCCAGCTCAGTAATGTCACGAGGTAGTGCCGGAATATCTTCCTCAGGCTTTGGGGTAAGTGAGAACCCGAGCTCGTTAACTGCGGCTAACACATCTCTAGATATAGACATTACATGCCCTTTCTTAGTTCTTCTACTACCGCAACAGCTATTTTACGAGGTAAATCTTTATCTGAATCCGGCAAGAAATCAGCGATAAGATTCTCAATTGTTGCTGCCTGATCTTCTACGCTGTATACAGGCTCTTCTTTATACACAGGTTTTTCTCTAGAGAGAAGGTTTGACGTCTTTTTCATAACATCATCAAACTTAGAACCTCCACCGCCATAAGTTTGATGGGAAACACTAGGGTAGCTGAAACCACCAGCTCCATAAGTTGCTGTGCCTAAATCCACTGTAACGGTGCCATCAGACCTAACTACTCTTTTCATTTTGCCTCCTGAAATGGTTCACAACGCTTACAGCCTTTAGTACTAACGCTGCACTGAGGCGGTCGCTTATTCTCTGCAGCCCACGCTACATCTAGAGCCTTGTCAAAGATCTCTTTAGTAAATTCTGGGTTGTAGCTAACTACGAACTCTTTATAATCCTGGTTTGCTTTAAGCTCATAGATAAATACGATCTCTTTAGGAGCAGTATCTAGAATGCCTTCTTCAACCATTAGGTGGCAAAGATGTAGGTAGACCTGGCCCTGTAGCTGGTGTACACGGAAAGGTGTTTTGATCTGCTTCCAAGCCTGCTCGATATCTCCGTTAGCTTGCTGGAGAATGGCAGGGGCTTCAAAGCGTAGAGTTCCGGTGCCGATAGATTTGATTTCAATTAGGCAGTCATCTCCTAGGCCTTTGATCCAACCGTCAGCATGACCACGGATCATATGCTTATCGCTACGAAGTGGGACTTCAGCGTACTTAGCATCAGCTGGTACGTCTTTAGATACAGCCCAAATCTTATGTTCTTCGTTGTAGTTCCAGGTGCCGTAAAGAACACCCATCTCTTGAAACCAGTCTTGCCACTTAGCGTGGATAGTGTGGCCCTCTGCAAAGATAGATGCTAGGCGGGCTGTGGTCTTGTCACGAGTCTCTACATAGTTACCGAGTACAGCGTGATACTGGGCAAGAGCGCACCAGTCGTCTTTGATAATATCTGATGGATGAATGTAACTCATGTCACGCTCATCAAAGGGCTTAGATAAGACATGGCGCTCCACAGCACCCATTAAACGAGTCTCTCGCTTACTGGTGTTTAGGAACGCCTTCAAGTCTTTGCTGGCGATAGTCTTAGGTTTTGCCATACTTTCTGCCCTCTTTCTCCAACCACTCGTCTAGAGTGATCCCCTGTTTCTCATACTTGCGCTGAGCTGCATTGCGTTCTCTGTGTGACATACCACCAAAGATTCCGTGTAGCTCATTATTAATTATAGCCTCTTTTAGACATGCTTGTCTAACCGGGCATTCAGGTCGGCCATCTGTGCCCCAACAGATTGCCTTTGCCTTGTCAGCTATGGGCTTGTATAAAGCTTTATCTCGTGGAGGGAAAAATATTTCCGTATCTTCTCCCTGACACTTAGCTTCATATCGCCAAGTCCAGCTGGGGTCATCGCTGTAACGCACTATTTAATCCTAATCTTTATGGCCCCCCACAGCATTAGTATACCGTATACCAGACCATTGGCCCCTTACCCTAGTGCGTTCCCTATGGCAATTAGCACAGACTACTTCACACTTTTTTATTTCTTCTAAGAGTATCTCCTTAGATACTCGTTTATTTACTAACACCCCTATTGGAAAATACTTTTCAAATTGAGGGAGGTGATCAAAATCCATTACATAAGGCGGATAGTTAATACCGCAGTCTGTACAAGGAACATCTTTAAAAGTATCCACCCAATTAGCAAGGTCAGCCCTGCGTTGGCTTTGGTCTTTAAGATGCCATGACCTACCATCTTTATTTTCATACCAATCTTTAGTCTGAGCATTTGCACAAGTTTTACATCTCTGGGTTAAGCCATACTTCCCACGCCTGGCAGGGGAGAAATACTCTCTTGTAGCAGGAAACTCGACTTTACATTTAGTACATTCTTTACTCTTCTTGGATTCTGTTGACTGTTCGTGTAAGCTCATGAAAGTGGGTCTCCTGTATGATTACGTAGTCCTCCCCGTCTAGATGAAAAGCCAATACAGGCTCTCGGCTATCTAGGATGGCCTCAGTGGTTATTTTCTTTAACACTGAGGATTGTACACTAAAAGACTTCTTTCCTGTCCACTTATGCTCAAAAAGATATAAATCGTTTCTGACGTCCCCCTTACGAGACCAAAATGCACCGGAGGCGGCATTGCGCTTACCGCCTGCTACTTTCTCTAAGCGCTTCTCATGCTTTAGAGATTGTTTCTGTCCTTCACTCTTCATCCGGTACTTCCATCATTAGTGCTGGAGCTACCTTGAGAGTATCCATAACAGCCTTGCTAATTTCTTCACGTAGTTCGATCTCTTCACGGAGTGAGTCAATGAGTGCCTGAGCACCTTGCCACTTACGATCTCCGTAGTACATCCAACCACCACGACGGTCTACTATACCATTAAGGATAGATAGAGCCACAATCTCTTTACCTGTGTCATACTGACCTGCGTCAATAGGGCCACCCTCTGAGAAGTAGAAGTCTAGGTAGGCAGTCTGCTGAGGTGGGTAGGTCTTGTTCTTAATAGTACGGACACGGATAGTCTGGCCTACACGGCGCTTATCCTGACCGGTACCAACCTCTAGCCAGTCGTCACGCTTTACTTCGCAACGTACGCTATAGGCATAGTCCTTGCCAAGACCACCAGGAGTTGTACGAGGATCGCCGTGCATGACGCCGATCTTCATACGGTACTGGTTAATCATGATGCCAAGGATAGGACGCTCTGACTCAATCAAGTCACGCTTGGTGGCAGAGGCAACCTTACGGAAGAACTTGTTAGTGATTAACGCTCCACGGCCAACCGTGAATTCTTCCATATGCTTTTCATCTTCTGCTGAAGGAACAAGGGCAGGCAAAGAATCAATAACAACCATGTCCACAGCCTTGCTTTCCATAAACTGGATAACGGCATCGAAAGCATCCTCCATGCTATTTGTCTCAACTAGAATTACACGCTCAGTATCTACGCCACAAAGCTCTGCGTACTCAGGGTCAAAGTCCTCAGCAGCAATCCACACAGCGGTGAACTCTGGGTTCTTTGCCTGGTTAGCAGCGATAGTGCGTAGGGCAATTGCAGTCTTACCATGGGATGCTTCGCCTACAAGCTCTACCCAACGGTTCATAGGCCAACCGCCACCAAGAACTACGTCTAGGGTAAGTGAGCCTGATGGGATACGATCCGGCAAGTTTACCTGGTTAGCAGTTACAACTGTACCTGCACCAAGCTTCTTGTTGATATTTGCTACAACCTTTAGTGCATCCGAATTAATTACTGCCATTACCCGATCCTATCTACGATTACGCTTGGATTAAACCCGCCACTTTGTCCTACTTGTTTTGCTGCGGTAACAGGACCCTTACCGGTTCCTGAACCTGATAAACCAGAGCCTTGCTGAACAATCGGATATCCGCAGTCGTAACACCGGGTACGTCCACCACCAGGGGTAGACATATAGTTCCCTGAGTTACATGCTGGACAGTAGCCACTGTTCTTAGCACTCATAGCCTTAGTAACTAACTGATCTTGATTAGGGTCATAGCTCACCGGAGTATTTGGTGCACCGGGAGTTGCCCTATATACGTTTCCTGTAGGAGGAGTTGTTGCTGGAGTTGGTGTAGTGTTTGGAGTACCACCCAGCTTATTAGCCCACCAGTTACTGCTCATCATCCACCGCCATTGATTTGATTAGTCCTAGATTAAATAAAGTTGAGATACAAGATATAGAAGAAGATAGAGAGACCAGTCGGAATAGCTTTGTTAACTGTTCTATGTCATCTAAACCTAGCTTACCTAGTTCGCCGTCTTCTTCGTCCTCATCTTCAATTAGATATGCTGATGCGGCAATCTTGGCTGCAATATCTGAGTGAGAATCTATGAAAGGAATTAAGGAAGAAAACTTCTCTAAGCGCTTTTGACTCTCACGCTCTTCCATCTCAGCTACATCGTCGGATATAGGAGGCAAGCCCATGGCGTATGCAATCTCTTCTGCAGGCATGAGCATAGTGTCATAAATAACCTGGCGAATCAACACTGGTAGGGGTAGAGACTTGATCTCTACCCTTTTTACTACCGTCTTCTTACGTCTATTCCAAAACATTACTTGGCTTCTCCCCACCGTTGTACGGTCTTTACATCTGCGATCATTGGGATATTAAGAGCCTTAATACCTTCCATAGCCTCACGAATTGCAGCAGCTGTTTCTTCAGCCAAATGATCTGGGGTAACAGTTACCAGTTCGTCGTGAATAGTTAGGATAAGACTTGACTCATCCGGAATCATCTTGTGTGCCCTAATCATAGCAAGCTTTATGAGATCTGCCGAAGAGCCCTGGATTACCGTGTTAAACGCCTGACGTTCCGCTCTGGAGCGTTGCCACATGACGTTTGACCTGAGATCAGGGATATAACGACGACGGTTCATATAGGTCAAAGCGTAGGGAACAGGACCACGCCTGCGGCTCTCTGCGATAACCTGCTTCTTGTACTTTGCTACCGATGGGAACTTAGCCATAAAGGCATCCAATAGGTTCCTAGCCTCGTTAACAGATACGCCGATAGAGTCGGCAATCTTATCCGGACCAACACCATACATCATCGCAAGAACTAAGGTCTTAGCTGCAGAACGATCTACGCCAACTGTGTTGCCGATTGTTGTGTAAATATCTACACCCTCGTTATACGAGTTACACATAATACGGTCACCACTAAAGGATGCAAGAACACGAGGCTCAATCTGGGAGTAGTCAGCTACTACCAGCTTGCTGCCCTCAGGAGCTACGAATAGATTACGAATAGCCTTACCGTTTGGAGTACGTGGGTTAGGAACGTTCTGCAAGTTAGGGTTACGACTTGAGAAGCGACCAGTCTCTGCACCGTACTGAATGAAGTCAGTATGGATACGACCACGGAGCAGTAGGCTCTTCTTGGCAACAGTCTTAGACTTGCCTGCAAGAGTACGAGTAATGTCGCCACCAAGGTAAGGCACTACATAGGTGGTAAGCAACTTGTTCAAGTCAGAGTAGCTAAGAAGCTCATCAACTAAAGCGTCCTTACCGGCGAACATCTTAAGCGCCGGTTCAGCAACTGAGTAGTCTGATACGGTAGGCTGTGAGCCAGCCTCAATGCGCTTCTCTCCAGCCGGTGTGAAAACCTTTGGACGAAGTCCTCGGCCACCATCTGCCTTCTTAGAGAATAGAAGCTTCTGCTTCTCAGGTACGCTGTTGATGTTAAATGCTTTGCCAGCAAACTTATAGATGTTAGCCTTGGTAGTCTCCAGCTGCATCTCTAGGTTTGCCTTGAGCTTTCCTAGTTGATCTACGTCAATGTCTGCACCACGGAGTTCCATGTTGCAAATGACATCTAAGACGTCCATCTCTAGGTTAAAGAGACCACGGAGGTTATCGGCGTCTAGTTTGCCCGAGTACTTGTTCCATAGGTTCCAAGTCCACTCAGCATCTAATCCGGCGTAGGTTGCAACCTCGTCAAATGAATAGACTTCTACTTCTTTACCTACACCCTTGACCATGTGATAGTTAAACTCACGCTTCAAGCAGTCAGCAAGACCGAGGTTAAGACGGTCTTGCGTATTAAGAATAAACGCAGCGTTAAGGGTACATGCGTACGGCTGCGCTGGGAGCTGACCAATATACTTGGTAACGCTCTGAAGGTCGAACTTAAGGTTATGTCCGATCTTAGTTAGATCACTAAAGAACAAAGGCTTTAGCGCCTTAAATACTTCTCCTGGAGTTAGCTGCTCAGGAGCCTCAGTAAAAATCTTTGTTGCCTTGCGCTCATCCTTGCTGTAGTCTGAAGGACGGATAGGCAAACCCTTGATGATACGATCTTGTGCAGAGGGGAGCAATGGATACTCTGTGCGTATGTAGTCTCCATTAGGGTGACCCATAGGAATAACATCTACACGGCCTTCTGTGGCCAATGCGATCCAAGTGACAATATTCTGACGTGGATCTCCTCTGTGGTCGCCCACAGTTTCCACGTCAAATACAAAGGCTTCCTGCTGCAAGTAATATGCGACAAGTTCCTCTAGTTGCTCTGTCTTGGTAATTATATTCATTGCTCTCCTCTAGGTAGAAGAGGGGCCCGTGAGAAAGGAGGTAGACCGGGCCCCTCAACTTAATGGGTTTGACTAGTTACCGGCTGCGATTTCACGAGCAATCTCTGCAAGTTCAGCCTTAGTGGATGTGTGGAGAGCATCGGGTCCAAGTGGCTTCATTGTTTTGATAAGCTCGGCAGCGGCAATAGGATCAATTTCCCATTCCTCAGCGAGGTCACGTTCCTTGACAGGAACGACGGAGTAAGAAGTCTTGGTGCCTTGACCAGTCTTGCTTACTGCCCAGTATAGGTCAGGACGGTTGAGTGGACCTGTCTTCGTATTTGAAGCAAGTTTCTCAAGTTGACCGCATAGACGAACCCCGACAACCATTAGTTGGAGTTGTGGATCTTCATCAGAAAGATTAAGAATGGTAAACGCAAACTTCTGGTCTGGCTTACTGCCTACTGCAATCAGTGGATCATCCTCACCGATACTGATGAACGACTTTTTACCTGGACGGTTAATCCAGTGCTGCATGAACACCATAGGTTCATCAGAGATGAATTTAATGAGTTGAACATCTTCGTCAAAACGAAAATCCGTAGCGAAGGTCTTTGTTGATTTAGCAACAGCTTTCTTAGCTGCGCCCCAGCCTGACTGAATTACAGATGAGTGCTCAGGGACTTCGTTCTCATCTTCAGGGGTAAAGAGTTCTTCCAACTCTTCTTGGTTTGGTGTAGTTGACCCGTAGGAATCAACGTTTGGTGCCTTTGTTGCTTTGAGTGATACGCTCATGGCGTCTCCTTAGGTAGTTGGCTGATATCTGGGATTCTGTCGAATCCGTACGATAGGTAGTTAGTTTGTTTCTTGATCGTGAATCGTTTTCCAAGACTCTGCTAACTCAATAGCTAAAGTTGGATGGCGATTCCAATCAACTCTCGGTGCCCCAATGAGGCCCCGATCTTGGAAGCTCTTGATAGTTGACTCGATCATATCCTTGGAATACATACGCCAGCCTGGCTTACGTACCCCATCTACGATCATAGACTTTAGTCGGTAAGGTGCACGTGGAATATAACCCTTACGTTCCCATAGTCTAACTGTAACTACTGGTCTTCCTAGTGCTTGGCACAATGACCCAACACTGTAAAGCTCTACCGTTTTTCCATTAGGTAGTTTTTTAACCTGTGGATTTGCATCCCAGGAACCTTCTTCTTTTACTGGCTTTGGTTTAGCATTTGGATCTACAGGACGACGCTTTTTCTTGGAGCCTGGATAGAAGTCATCCAGCCCACCAAAAAATTGATCTACCTTATCTTCCATTATTAAACCTTGCTAGTAAGAAATGCGTATGAAACTCTCTTTGGAAACATCTTATCAACTTCTTCTTCAGTAATCAAGCCTTCGTATAGACAAGCCATTACTTCGTCTTCCTTAAGAACTGGCATCATAGTAAAGCAACGATCAAACAAACCCTTCTCTTTAAGAAGCTCTGTAGCGGCTTCTTCATCTAGAGATTGGGATACTTTACGCTGACGCTGTAAGGATGTGAATCCGTCTACTTCGTGGGGCAGACGGAGCCACAGGTTTCCTTTTTCATCGGGCTCACCGATGTTATCAACTAATTCTGCGAGATCTGCTTTGATAGAGTCACGCTGCTTAGACATGTCGTCAATGCGACTACGCAGGGATATAAACTCTGAGACCTTGGGCATGAAGCCGGGGTCTTGTGGGTCTGGGCGTTCAATAACAGTTGGCATCTTTCCTCCTGTTATTATTCTATAGGGTAATCCTTAAGAATGCAAATCGCCAACGTAGGCCTTCAAGGCCTCGATAATTACGTCTGTAACGGTGCGATCTTCGATGGCAGCCTTATCCTTCACAGCTGTCCAGAGCTCGTTAGAGACACGGATAGTGCGGGTCGGGGTCTTAGGTGCGTTAGGCATAACATAAGTTTATACCGAAATCTGGGATAGGAAAGCCCTAAGCGTGCCGGCAGTAAGATTTACCCCGCCTTCGGTATTGATACCTTCTCCATCAATGATGGCGTTGGCTACGGCCATCTTCTGAACCAACATAGCATGCTGGCGTTCTTCAATGGACCCGTCCATAAGGAAGTCCTGAATTACGATTGAGGGCCATGTGCTGGATGCTCTTCTGATTCGTCCATTACGTTGAAGTGCGAGTCCGGCATTCCATGGAAGGTCGTAATTAATGAGGAGATTAGCCTGAGGCAGATCCACCCCATAGCCACCGGCGTCACTACTAATAAGAATACGACAACTTGGGTCAGTTTGAAACGTGACTTTGGCTTCTTCTTTTTCTTTAGCATTCATTTCCCCTGTATACATCTGAGGCGAGTACTTCTCCAGCTCTCGCCCTATAAGCTGCACCATGTGCACATAGCTAGTAAAGATAACAACTTTATTTTGCTCATAACTATCTAAGAACTCTGAGACATACCTAGATAAGGCATCCATTTTAGGAGAGCTCTTAAGATCATCAAGCCGGCCGGCCTCGTCTAATTCATTGACGTACTTAGATCCGGACTTAGAATTAAACCGGTATTTGCCAGCAGATGTTTTAAGAAGCGCAGGTGCGTCACACAGCATACGCAACGCAGTAAGCTTTGACATGATCTTGCCCTTCAAGGCATTGGCAACTTCATCGTTTTGTTCACCGGAGTAGTGGGAGAACAAATCAAACGAGGTACCAAAACTATCTACCGCTTCGTCTAGATCTTTAAGAATCTCATTGGCGATACTCTTGTATAGCTTTGCCCCACCCCTATCAAACTCAACGAGGATTGGCTCTGCAAAGATTGTATCTGGAAGGTAGGGTGCGACATCAGGATCCTGCTGGCGCTTACGCACAGAGGCATCTGATAGGGTTTTAGCTAGCGTAGGGATGTTCCTGTAACGCTCTACCCCGCCAAAGCGATTGCGTACAATAAATGTTTGATCAAACAAATCAAAGCGGCCTAAGACCTTAGAGTCTACAAACTGCATGATGCTGTAGAGTTCTTCAGGCTTACCGTTTTCAATTGGAGTACCGGTAAGAGCAAACCTAACCGGACTAGTAAGTTTCTTTACTTGCTTAGATCGTTTTGATCTAAAGCTTTTGATTGCCGTGGCTTCATCGCAGATGATGAATCCTCTAGAGAGCTTTGAGATTTGATCCCAGTCGTTAACAACTTGCTCATAGTTGAGAATGACATAGTCAACGAGTGAATGACCCCAGTCAAAGGCTTGGCTGTACTGGGCTTCTCTTTGCTTTGGGGTTCCATCAATGACCAAAGGGTTTGCAGCGCCATCGGTAAACTTCCTAATCTGTTCTGCCCACTGATACTTTAATGATGATAGGCAGATAACTATACCAGGTTCGGTTACTTCACCAAGGTCTTTTAGCTGCTCAATAGCAGCAATAGTCAATACAGTTTTACCAAGGCCAAGGTCGTAGGCCACAAGCATCTTCTTGCGGTCTATCATGGCCTCTACAGCTTCTACCTGATACGGCAGGAGTGTTCCGGTAAAACTCATATTAACCCCTCTTCTAACTTATCCAAATACTTCGCCATGTTTTGCCCAAGAAGTTCTATTATCTCGTTGCCACATTCCCAGCAGATGATTTCATCAGCCCACTCAAAATCCTCATGGACCTTTCGTACCTCTTTGTGGTTGCGACACAGACCTATCATCCTAACTCCTTCTCTATGGCTTGGATAGTTGGGCAGGGATAATCAAAACCATCGCATAAAATACAATTAGTTCCCCATTCGCCATTAGGCAAAGTAATTTCTTGTGGCTTATGCAATTCCACTACTGCACGAAGGGCTTTAAGTATTCCTACCGCAGAATTTTGAGGACCTGGTTCTCGCTGCATTGTAGGAATCAAATAGTTATCTATATGCGCTAACAATTCTTCGTGTGTCATACGAATGCCCTCTCTCCGAATACAGAATGCTTTGCTTTCTCTATACCCATTATAACCTGTTCTTCAGGCATATCGCCAATGTCCTTGTAGTCCCATGGGCCCTCGTAGTTAAAGAAGAAACACTCTAGGCCTTCCTTCTTTGTACGAGCTAGCATATCCCTGGACGCCTTCTCACCGGCTGGATCAATCTTAGGGTTATCGAAAGCAATGATGAGCTTATCGGCACGGCGCATAAGATCTACCTGGTCTTGGCTGATAGATGCACCAAAAGTTGAGACACCACCATCAATTCCCAATGATGATAGTTTTACTACGTCTAGTGGAGACTCAACTACGATCATAGTTCCACCTGTCCATACGTCTAGACCAAACAATGTCTTAGACTTCTGTACGCCGGTAGGACGGTTACGAAAGTAGCGATTGACCTGACCCTTTTCCTGCCAACCCATAAGTTTGTTATTCTCTGGGTTTCTGATTGGTGTTACCCAACCTTGCTGGTTTGCATCCCACTTCACTGTGTGCTTAACACAAGCCTCAGCTGTTAAGCTCCTAGCTTCTAATGCCCACTGCGGTGGCTCTACGAATACGGCAAGACGAGCCTCGCTCATCTCTAGCAAGGGTTGCATAGGGATGTAGCTGTTCTTAGCTTCTTCTAACTGACGAGCGATGAGCTCAAAGTTAACCTCGATGTTTTGACGAAGCCAATCTTTGGCAGCATCAAAGTCAAGACGACCCCACTGAGTTTGGAACTCATTGATCTCTGCAACAAGAGTAAGCAGAGTTCCCCGGTATCCGCAGGAGAAGCAATGGTGGACACCGGTCTCTGTGTTCATAGACCATGAGGGGCGAGAGTCTACACGTCCAGTACGTTCCAAGTGCATAGGACATAGACCAAGCAACTCGTCGTTGCGTTGGTCAGTCTCAATACCTAGTCTGAGAAGTACAGACTCTACATCGCCCTCACGATACATCTAGTCCTCCAGACCGATATTAACTCCTGGCATAGGTGCCGTAGCAATAGTTCCGCACTCAATACATTCCATGGTTTCAAAGTAGGCAGCGATTGCGCCTTCTTCATCCCAGCTTACTTTTAGATGCCACACGTAGCATCCGCACGGGCAAACCATTGTAGGTTCGCCCCGTACGTCCATAGCCATCGTATAGTCTGGCTTTACATCGTTGATGTCTTTAATAGTCTTTTCCTATCCTTAGGAGTTGTTCCGGCCCAGATACCTTCTAGGTTTGGAATCTGCATTGCGTACTTAAAGCATTCGTTCTTAATCCAACAGTCTCCGCAGATTTCTTTTGCTGCTTGAACTGCTTTGTGATCTGTGTACTTTTCTGGAAAGAAGAGTTCAGGATCTTCTGCAGCACATAGCTGCGTCCCGTTAAAAGGATTGAATTGGAGTGCCAAAGGATCCATACTCTTCGAACTTCCCTTCTTCCCAGTCCCAAAGAAGATCGCTGGTTGCTGGGCCGGAGTTACGGCTAGCTACGATACGAAGTTCACGGGAGGAATCGTCCTCTTCGTCTTGACGTTGCAAACCAAGAATCACATCTGAGTCTTGGAAGAATGATGATGAGTAACCAATAGAGTCTGCAGAAACTTGACCACGCTTCATCTTCCAAAGCAATACCTGTGTAGATACTACGATAGGGATGTTGGCCTTCTGTGCCAAGCGCTTTAGGTTACGGGTGATATTGGTCAACGACTGTGGGGTATTAGACTCACCGCTAGCTTCATCAACCATAAGGTAAACACCATCAACAAAAACAATGTCAGGCTTAATCTTTTCAATCTTTGCTGCCAATCCGGTAACTGTCATTGCAGATGTGCTATCTGTAAGGTAAAACTTCTGCATAGTTTCCATACGCTCAAGAGCTTCCTTGTACCGACGTTCTTCGTCAAGGTTGAGCTTTCCACGTACTAAACGAGAGTGAGCAATGTGAGCACGCATAGCATCATGACGATGCTGCTGCTCGATGTTACTCATTTCAAATGACTGGAACATTGGGACGTGACCGTCCTCGTGCACGTTGACTGCAATCTGCATAGCAAGTACAGACTTACCTGTCTTAGGTGGTGCGATGATCGTAATCAACTGACCGTTCTGTAAACCTGCGGTTGCCTCATCAATAGTTCTAAAGCCTGTGCGGTAACCAAGAAGACCACCGTCACGGTTCTTGAGCTCTAGGTACTCATTGAAGCGAGTCTCTGGATTCTTTGTAAGATCCACATCGCTAGACTGAGAAGCACCCTCATCATAGATAGTTGCTACACCAGAACTCATCTCGGCAATAGCACCGTCGTGGTTGCCGGAAGCGATCATCTCTGCAGCAGTCTGAACTACATCAATTGCTTTCTGACGCCTACGATACTCGACCAGCTGATCTACGAGATAGTCAAGCGAATCCTCAACTGCAAGTAGACGGTAGGTAGGGAAGTTATCCTTGACCGTTACAGCACTAGGAACCTCTTGGTACTTAGTCCAGTGGGTGCGGATAAACTTCCAGACAGCACGGTTCTCATCTACAAAGAACCAGCTATCCTCAACGCCTTTTTCTAACGCAGGGATAATCTCCCTGGTTCGAACAACTCGAGAGAGTAACCTCTCCTCATTATCTGCTGCCACTCGCCGTCCCCATATCTAAGTACCAATGCCCATAACGTAGCCCACGCTCGGGTATATCAATAACGTGCTTTACTTCCGGCCTGTAAGGTAGTTCTGCAACAAGGTCTGCTGGAACACGGTAGGCCTTTGCATAGTTAAAAGGATTTGTCCCTAGATTGTCTAAGTCCTCTAAGACTTCATCCATCTCTTTTTGGGAAAACCCATACCCTATTAATTCTAGCTTGTAAGAGTATGTCTCTGCAAATCGCCAGAATAAAGATAACGATTGCCGATTGTACGTAACTTCTTCCGAAGCGACCGCCAAGCCAAGTACCTTAGTAATCTTTGGCTGGCGATCGAGAATGCAGTCCAGTACAACAAGACTTCGCATAGGAACATCATTTGATATATCGCCCCCACGCATCTTTACAAGACTTCGATCTTGCCGTACTTCAATAAGAACTCTCGGAATAGGATGGGATCTAAACTAGCGATCGCAGCATCTTGCTCAGGAGCTTTATTAGAAATCTCTACCGGATAGACACCGGAGTTATTCTTCATCTTCTCTGAGACATACCGAGTATGCTTGCACATACTGCGGGTGTTGAACCCCTCGCAGTTGCAACGAAGCTTTTTGTTTTCAAGATTGATCCAAACCTCATGAGGCCCAGAGTCAGACAAAAACAGTTGCGTAACTTGCCATGAACTCATAGTAGTTTCCTTCATCCTCGTCTGTCCCCCTGTGGTGCCTCTACCTCGATTGGTATGAACGCTTCCATAGCAAAGCTTCCCATAGGTGCTCCGTAAACACTTCCCCAATTCTCAAGAGGAACGTTCGTGGTTACGATAGTTGGTAGCCCTGCATTAAATCTTGAACGCAGTAACGCATCAAAAGTATTTTCTGCCCAACCTGATGCGGTCCTGTATTCCTTGCCGATATCGTCTAGAACAAAAACTCTTACATTATTCATTCTATCCGAGTCACCATATATGCCGTCAAGTAGAACTTGGGTGGCGCTGTCCTCTTCCGAGAACTGGGACTTCTGAAGCCTGAGAAGCTTTGGGTAGTCCATGAAACCGCCTATACGGTTTGGAAGCGTTCCTGGAGTTCCTAGTACATCCCCTGAGATGCCCCTAATCAGGCTCTGGAGGGCCGTAGAAGCCATTGTAGTCTTGCCATGACCTGGATTACCCACCAGCATGATTCCGAGCCCGCAGGACGGCGTTCCGGCCTTTTGGATGATCTCGCCATTGACCACTCGGTTGACCCACTTCTTTACCGCCTCAAGTGCTGGACTGTTATCTAGATCCGAGAACTCTTTGCCGATAGTCTTCATAGGAAGTCCGGCGTGTACGATCTGCTTGCGGATGCTTGGGGCTTCTTTAGACAAGTCGTACATTATTCCCCCTCTAGTAGTCGCATCATCTTTTCTTGGTGAGCCTTGAACTTATCTGTTGAGTAGACCGGCTCTGCTGGCTTCTTTACAATTCCTTGGATGGTTGGGTAGTAAGCGAAGAAGCGTTGCCATAGTGGCTTGCCGACTCCCACATCGTTTAGGTTACGAGGATCTGCAAAGAACATCCGCATAGCCTTGAGAAGCGTATAGCGATCAGTTCCTTCACCAACCTGCTTGTTGAGCCAGGTAGCGAGATACTTGCCATTAACTTGGCTGGAAGTATTTGGAGCTGCCTTCTCTACTAGGTCGTAGAACTCTGCGATCAAGTCATTGGTTGACCAGAGTTCCTCTGGAGTGTTTACTCGATCCTTGCTATTGCGCTGAGCCTTGACTGGCTTCTTGTACTTGGCGTTTAACTTAGCCTGGCGATCTTCGATCTTGCCTACAGCGCCAACCGCTTCTTCCTCTTCCTCTTTCCAAACCACTGCTTCCTCCTTAAGGGGCGCAGCCCCTATAGTTAATAATCCGTTAGGATTATTAACTATATTAGTACTAGTAGTTATATCACTAGTATTAGTAGCTATATAGTTGTCTATGTATAGGTGCCCTGAAAAGCCGTTGTCGGTAAAAATGAGCTTTTTAGCCTCATCTGTGAATTTTAAACGGGCGATCCACTGTCCGTTGTTCTGTACCCGAACAGACTTAACGTACTTGAGATCCTTGAGTTCATTGATGGCAGCCTGAAGCGCATCCCGACCTTCCGGGAATTCTTTAGTGCTTCGTAATTCGTCAGCCGAAATAACCCGGCCCTTTTCTACGAAGTAGTAGAACAGAGACCTGGCTCGTAAAGATAACTTTGGGTTAACAATTGGTCGTAACATATAACCCTCCTCTTTATATATACTACAGCCTATCCACCCTGTTTGGCAAGCCACGGGATTGACGAGGAGAGATTCCCGTTAGAACTTGTTCTGTAGCGAGAGAAAGTGTTAGGCCTACAAACGTACTTGCTAATGTGTAGACGCCTAGATATAATAAGCGAGTACTTAAATTTAAGCAGAAGAGTAGGGCGAGGACTAAAGCTAGAAGTCCTCGCCACTTACCTAACGGTTTGATTAAACCTTCGACAGCTGTTAAAATACACGCCGCCGCTAGTCCTGCTATAAATACTATGCCCATAGATCTATTCTACTGTCTGAAGACAACCCTGTCAATGTGGAACATTGAACCCGCTGCTGCATCACAGCTAACGCTAAGAATAGCGTATGAGGCACCGGTGATGCTACTTTGAATAAATGTATTGGCTAAGTAAGCCCAACGATCAGAGTGGTTGATTGCAACAGTCTTTGACCTGGCTGCAGAAGTTGACAGTGTGTTGCTAGCTCCTGTAGAATCTGTGCTAGAAGTTGTATACAACCCGGTGATATTATCGGTATACACCGGTATTAGGGTTCCACTTCCAGTATAGAAGTTAACAGTCAATGTATAGTTTGCAAAAACCGTACTATCTCCTGGGCGAATAGCAACTGATGCGTAATAACCGCCTGTAGGAGAAACAGGTATGTTTCCAGTAGTAAGGCCAAATGCACTTGAACCACTTCTGACTACTATGCAATACGCTTGACCATGAGTTGCATTATCACCCAGGATAGAGCCGCCAGCAACTTTACGATATATGTTTGCATTATTTCCAGACCACCCAGAAGTATTAGATTCAAACGAGGATGCCAAAACTAATGATGATGGTAGGTCAGGATAGCTAGGTAACCTAGTTCCAGAAGCGATAGCCCAGGTGCTTCCAGCAGGCATGTACTTTCCAATAGTAGAGTTCAAGCGTGACTTCTTAACGTTGTGGTTATAGAAGTAGCTGCTCTTTCCTCCACCAACACTTTGTACTTGATTTGCATAAATAGTTTTACCTGAGGTAAGTGGGTTTGAAATACTAGTAGCAGTAGCTGGGTTTACAAATGCATTTGCTACACGTCCATATTCAATTTGAGCACCGTCAATATGGCAATATGTAGCTCCAGTAACATTAATATTAATTGATACAGTTGTTTGGCCAGGAGATAGTGGCTGTGTTGCTACTATTCGTGTCCATTTTACACCTTCTGCTGCAGGTACTACTACAGTATTAGCAAACGGTGCATCAGGCGTGTATGTATTATTGCCGCCACGAACAAAGATAGAGAAAACAACATCTTCTCCACCAAGAGCCGCTGTTGGAAGGTAACCTGTTACAGAAAAAGCCCCATATCCACTATAGGTAAGCTTTCCAAAATAAGAACCAAACAATGGTCCCAAACCTGCATCTGTAGCTACTCTAGTAAGCGTGCCTGCAGTTGTAACCCAGTCTGTTGTATCTACTTCAAAAGAAGGGTTAGATACATAGTTGTAGATGTTCTTTGTTTCCCACTTGCAATCAAGCGGGGAGTAATATGTGGTAGTAACTGGGTTGCTTGGGAACCTACCACCATTGCCGTTAAAGTATGGGCTGCTTACTGCAGTCTGCTCAAGAATAGTTCCATCAAGCCAGTATGAGTCATTAGCCACGTTATTATCAAAGTAGATAGATACCTTAGCCAGAGTACTTCCAGTATCAGCACTTGACGGTGAGCTAATAGCAGACACGGTTACTAAGGTTTTAGCTGATGTAGACAGGGTAACTGGAGTTGAGTCTACATAGTAAGGTGTAGTAGGGTAGTAGTTTCCATCAGTATCTGAAAGAATTTGAGATTGAATCTCTAAGGTAGATTGATTAGAAAACTCAATTCGAGCTACAGCTGATCGTGCTGCAGATCCTTGAACATAGGCGGAGAAACTGATAGTTCTTCCAGGTGATACTGAGACCCAATCTGATATGTAAGCAGCTCTGCCAGCAGATGGTGCAATAAGTTTAGCCACCCTAGCACTGGAAACAAACGGGGTAATTGTTACTGTGTCTGTAGACAAATATCCATTATAAGCAGTCCAACCAGAAAAACCATACTCAAAGTCTGGATTAGTTAGGTAGTTTTCTTTTTCTCCTACAAGAGATACGTGAATACGACGGGCATCCTGATACTCAAAGCTTTTTGATGCCTCTGCAAACTGCAGCATGTCAATATAAAAATTGCTTGCTGAGCCAGAAGATGGGGTAACAAGTATTTGAGGTAGAGCAAAAGCTGCATTAGTTGGTGCAGCAGTTCCATTTCTTCCAGAAGAAGATAGGGAGGTAAACTCTTTCCAACCACTATTAATGGTAGTCGTATTAGCCCCAGCGCTTGTTGTACTTAGGAGCACACCGGTACGGTCATACCACTTAATAGTTGTAGAGACAGTTCCTCCGTTTGTTGCGTGCCGAACCCAACCGCTAAACACGTAGCGTGTCCCAGCCGTTACAGGTATTCCATGCAATCCCGGGGCAGTGCTGTTCTGTGAAAGAGTTACCGGAGTTGTGCTTGCAGTGCTTAGCTTTGCCAAGCCTACAGATCGAATAGGGTATAGTGGGTCGTACAATACGTTTGTTGTAGTAGGTCCACTAAGGCTTTCTGTGGTGTATGTTGTCCAGGAAAAGGTTCCGCTAGATGCGGTCCATTGACCTAAAGACTCTTCAAACGAAGCATCGTTATAATCTAACATTAAGTTGTGGCCAACGTACACGTTTGCACCTAGGTGAGTCAAAGCTGTTGTATAAGTCTTAAGTGCAAGAGAAGTTCCTTTATGGGCATTTACAATGTTAGCCACATTTGATAGAGAGCGGTTATATGCATCTCCTAGTGCAGCCTCATAAAAGACACCGTAAGATGGTCCTCGTAAATCTAGGATCGCACTTGGTGTAAAGATCGGGTTCCATGAATTGCCAAGAATAGACGCTTCTGTTCTGAACTTATCATAGACAAAAGCCATAGCACCCAAGATAGTTACTAGGGTGTTGCTATTTGGCTCACCCAAAGCATCGCCAGTACCTTCAACGGAGTTTACCCAAGCTTTTGGGAACCAGCTAGTCATGTTGGCTAGAGAATCTTTATTACTTACAAGTACTGTATAGGCATCTCCACAGAAAATCCAACGGCTACCGTTAAAAAGCCAAATAGAATAACTAGCTTCAATGTCTGTAGTCTGAACATCCACATCTGTGTAGCTTGTAGAAAACGCAGACCAAGGACCACCGGCAACAGTTATGCCATCTAAAGGATCGTCTAGCGTTCCTTGATAGCTCTTGACTAGTTTCCAATGTGTAGGGGCGGGATCACTTGGGTCTGGAACAATAGTTCCCCAGCTTACAATAGTTGTATTGTAATCATATGCCCAGGCCATAATCTTGGAGTTGTAGTAGACACTGATAGTTGATGTCTGACCATACTTAAACCCAGAACCGTAAAGTTTGACTCCATACTTAGCCATTAACTAATGCCTCCTGTAGGTGTAATAACTAGGGTAGATGCTGTAAGGTACGGGATGCTAGTATTGTCAAGAACAATATTAGCTACGCCTGCACCATTATCTGTATTGATCTTTGTAAACGATGCGTAAAGAACACCCGGTACATTTTGGATTGCTGTTGTGACTGACGACACAGAGATTGTCCGTGCAAAAGTATTGTTGTCATATTGGAACAATCCGCCGTCTCCTAGCATAGCCTGGTATACCCCAAGCTTTACATCAGAGTTTTTATACGCAGGGTCTACCTGAACATTTGCAGAAATATATACTGGCACATACACAGGTGGTTGAACAGTTACTGTAGTTCCAATCATAATCTTATCTGCTAGATAAGCAGACACCGCCTTTGATAGGGCTGTCCATGAAGCTGTTGGGGTTGCTGAAATTGCCAAACCGCCACCAACGTATGGGGTAGTTGTAGTGCTGGCTATGCTAAAAGTACTTGTAGCTGGGACTGCGGTAATCGTGGCATATGAGGTGTTATAGACTGATGGGTTGATTCCTGAGATAGCTACAACATCGCCTACTGAAAAACCATGGTCAGTATCTGTGGCAAATGTGACTACAGTACCGGTTGTTGCAATACCTACAATAGAGCTTTGTGGGTAGCCAGGTGCCGCACTGCCATCATTTTGTGGCTGTACATATAGGTTTACTGAAGAGTAGGTAGATGAGTTAACGCTTGCCTTTCCCACCATAGATACTAAGGTAGCTAGCTTTGCATAATCATCTAGAGTTACTGCACGGCGGCGTGTAATAACTGCTGCCTTAATCTTTTTCTTAAGTTGAGTAATGCTGTCAGCATCAGCTCCACCAGTAGATGGTAAGCTGTTTGTAACAGTAAGGTATGTTGTGGCTGCTGGATCAACGTTGCCTGGGATAAAGGTAAGTTCAGTAATGCTCAAAGACTTAATGTTTCCGGCAGCACCAGCACTAGTCTTATAAAGACAGCTGATAAGCTGGCCGCTAGGTGGAATTGCGCCGTTAACTCCGTCACCAAATACGATGTTGACTGTGCCATCTTCATTGATTTGGGTGGTGAATACGTTGTCAGTAGGGGATGCCTCAAGAAGAGTATCTTGATAGGTCCAGTTACCGAAGGCAACTCCTTGACCTACGTAGACATTTACTGAGCTATCAATAACTCCAACGTCAACAATAGTAAAGACTTGGTTTGCAAGGCCGCTAGAACTACCTAGGTTAGCTGGGAGAGGCTTGTTATAGGTGTGGTCAATTAAGTCAGGACGGTCTGTATTGACTGTCTTTCCTTCAGTTACTGGTAGCTTGATGCTGGCATTTGGGGCAAGAGCTGTAGCTGAAGACGTGGTCTCAAAGAACACCTGAGCATATGGACCAAAAGATAGTGGTGCCATTACCTGAGTACCAATAGGGATATCTATGTTGTTGGTACTTACGTTGGTAAACGTAACCGTTGTGGTGGCAGGGGTAGGTCCAGAAGGCTTGTAGTCATATAGGTTGGCTAAGGACAAAAGCGTACTGCGCTGGATAGCGGTATCAATAGTTGTCTCGTTAGCAATACGGTCTAGGTAGTGAGACATGACATCGCCCATATAGGAGAATGCTTCAACCAATACATGGCCAAGATCTGAGTAATCAGTTGGGTTCCAGTTGGTATTGGTACGTGCTGAGATCAGAGAAATAAGGTCGGACTTAAGTGCCGCAAAATCTCGTGATGTATAGTCAATTTGCATTTCTACCTCTTTAGCCTAGTGTTCCATTGTAGTTAAAAGTGCCAGAGTTAATAACTAGGTTGCTAGTAGTATTATCAGGCAAAGTCAAAATAATATTAACGTTCTCAATTCCGTCATAATTATTGTTAGTAATAATAACATTGTTGATAGTAATCTCAGGCAACCACCTGGCTACAGCTGCACGGATAGCCTGAGGAATAGCCTTACGAGCATTGTTGTCGTTCTCAAACAAGGCGCTAGACCAGTCAACCCCATAGGTTGGAAGTAGTGGCCTCTGCCCAAGATTTGTAGACAAAAGGGTGATTACCTTGTCCAAGTATATCTTAGTTGCATCCGCAGTAGAGGTTACTACTCCAGATGAATCAAGGGTATATGGGTAGCTGATGCTTAGACTCATAGTTGAACTCCTATCCAAACAGGGTACGAAAGATCTCCGGCCTCAAACATTACCCAAACATTGTCCCCTACATTTGGGACTATGGGTAAAGTCTGTCCGCTTTTAACAGCCACGTTAAGGGCTGGAATAGAGTGGGTATGGGCAGTGCCGCCGCTAGCGCTGCCTGTAGTACTTGAACTTGTAGTCAGTGTTCCGGCTATCTGAGCAGCCGTGTGTGTCATTGGTACGCAGGCTTTTGCCCAGTTAGTTACTTCGGTACCAGTAATCTGAGGCACAACTACTTTAATCTGAGACCTGTTTAGAGGATCAGAGTTGCTAATTACTTTAGCTGAGTAGATGCCATAAAATCTTGGGCGATCCTGTGGGTCAAAACCATACTGGGTAGACTTCATAGTAATACCTTACCATTACTTTTAGCTGTCCACTGAACGGTCTTTTTAACCCCAGAGATATTTGGTGGGGCATCCTTATACGAGGTTGCTCCGTTAATCTTTGGAATACTAACTGCCGTAGTTCTGTTGACTGCAGTTTTTGATGCTACACCGTAAGAAGGCTGCAGGCTAGAGGCGTTAACAGATAGTGAGTATTCTGTAAGCTTGGCATCAGAAGAGGTAAGGGACTGACCGGCTAGATCACTCTGGATATCTCTAAGATCTGAGTTCGTACTAGCAGCCGGGTTAACGTCCCCAATGACATCCGTACCTACTTCTAGCTCTAACATGTAGTTAGCTGGGCGTCCACCAAATACATGCTTTACTGATAGTACCGTCCAGTACCCAGACATTCCATTAGGAAGACCGTCTAAATAGATAGGGTCATATGGACGAAGAGATGCTGTTCCGACAATAACTACATGGGCTCTATGCTGATAGCGATGGGTATTGCTATAGGCATCTGAGATATGCTTAGACTCAGTAAGGTTAGCCGTAACTTCATGTACGTGAAACTGCTTAAAGACAGCCTTTGAATTAGTCGAGGTGTTATTAGAAAAGTTACTCATGATAGGAAGTATTTCTTATTAGGAATAACAACGCCAGGATTGGTTGGGTGTGCAGGTGTATGTGGGTGAGTTGCTTGAACAACCTTGTTATTTTTAGTATCAACACCTGCAAGAACTCGGTCTACTCGAATACCCATTTCAGGAGCTTGATCAGAAATAACTGGGTCAAAGCTAATAATTGTTCCGGTGACACGAAGTTCTTTAGGTACTACACCAGTAACTTCATGATCTACATATTTAAAATATGAGGCTGATTTCTTTTTATTCTCATAGATCTTATCTTTAGATACAAAAAAGATTGTGGTATTTTCGCAGCGCAAAGCAAAGCCGGTCTGCTTAGCAAGACTTCGGCATAGCTGCCAGTCGCTTTGTCCTGCCTGAACAATGGCGTTTCGTACTCGAGCATCTCGCTGAGTTACGGCTTCCATACCATGTTTTTTAGCAATCTGAGATACCACTTGATCGGCTGTCGTATTCTTATGAATCTTTTGATCTGTGTCCTTTAATACCCATGAAGCACCTACACAGATGACGTCAGTATTGCCGCCCTGGTAGCTATTCTTTTGAGAGACATTGTAGATATAGCCGTGCCAGGTAGAGGTTACTTTACCCGATCTAAAGGTAAAAATAACCGGGTCTCCAGATACAAGGGCGTTTCTCTTTAAAAGAGGCTTACCTTTAAAGTGAAGAACTAGGCGGTCATGGTCCTCAGGGCTTTGGTATAGCTCTGCACCAGCAAGGATAATATCCATATCTGGGGCCTTAACAAACTCAACAGAGAATGAACTATCTTTAGCGGTAGAGTTCCATACAAAATGCTTTTGGGCTGGGGAGTCATTAATTTCCATACGGAACCCTCAGCACTGTTCCAGGCAGAATGTTAAATGGGTCAGAAATTTCTGGGTTGATATCCATAATTTCCCACCAATATTTTGCCCCAACACCATAATACTCAGAAAGTTTTGGGAGGCTGTCCCCATCTTTCCAGGTATAGCTAATGTAGTTAATAGCTTGGCTATCAGGAAATTTTCTAAATACGGAAATAATGTATTGGTCTGTGTACTTATGCTGGGTCTGGGCTAAAGGTCCATCATAGTATCTAGATACTCTTTCGATCATATGTCCTCATCACGATGTAGTAGTTGGGGTACCGATAAGGTTACCAGATAGCTTATTTTGTAGGTCAGCTCGGCTGTATCCTCCGGCAGCCGTACCATTCCAAAGAGCAGGGATACGAGAGAAGTGGATAGTTACGGTTGTTAAGATTGGGACCATATTAAGGTCAAACATAACATGGTTAACATCCAAACTAGATACAGAGCCGTAGTACCTAAGGTTATCATTAAGCACTAGCCAGCATGGAGTAGCGGTAGTGTACCCAAAGTCTGCAGTTAAGCCCTGATAGTCTTGGCTAAAAAGCAGCGGCTTTGATGTGGGGTCACCATTCAGAACACGATAAATAAACTCAATGTCGTATTCCGTGCCACGGTTTAAAAGACCGGCTTTTTCTTCTGGATATAAGGCTCGACCGTAAGCAAAGGACTCAGAGATATTTATTCTAGAGTTGCCATTAGCCAAGCTATGTAGATAAGCCATATCTGGGATTCTATTGATATATAGCTGGAAGGATACGTCTTGATTTCCAGCTAAAAGGGTTGCAGGATCTTTTGCACCAAACGTAAAGTCTACAGAGTTATTTGAACTTGTCTGGTATCCAAATGTAGTGGGGTTATACATAAACCTAAATCCCCATTGTTTTGGGCCTTTAATGGCATCAATAGACTTAAGCTTATCTGGGTTAGTATTTAAAGTCTGTGCCCCAGAAGCATCTTGAAATAGCCGGCCATTTTGTAGACTAGTAAAGTCTTTAATAGCTGCGCCGCTTTCAAGCAACGCCTGTGTAGCTAAAGCATTTAGGTCCGAGTTTATACCTTGATTTATTGAATCAGAAACATCGTTAGTTATAGAACGAAGTGTATAAGGAATGTCCCTACTATACCTGTGGGTAGGAGGATTCCATCGTTGGTCAGATGAAGCCGTAGTACTAGAGTTGTCGGTATTTGGCACTGAGTTATTGCCTCCACCGCCTCCTCCTCCCCCACCAGGGTTAGCACCTGATTGAGAAGAGCAATCGGCAACAAGTACTGCCTGCATTTTTTTTCTTACCGCTTTTAATTGAGAACCGACGTTATTATTTGTTAAGTTTCCTTTTACTGTTTCAGTAACTACTGATGATTTTTGTAACCCTGTGCCATTAGCTTTACATGTAACTGTAAAAAAGCTATAAGAAAAAACACCGTTAGAAGTAGCTTTTGTGGGGGTTATTGATAACCCGAACCAATCATTATTACACCTATCAAAAGCATAACTAAAGCTATTTCCTGAAATTTCAATAGCAGATTCTAAAGAAGGAGGTGTAGCAGAAGGTACAGGCTTAGCATCATATACTGTAAAACTTGGGTTTGCTCCAAGCAAAGTAGCATGTTGAATATTTGTGTTTGAATCTCCACCATATTTTGACAACAAATCTGTGGTGTTTATTTGAATATCCGCACTAAGAACAAAAGCCGGAGACAGAGTAAAGTTAGATTGTGTAGGGTTTAACCAAAAGCTAAATGTGGCCCCACCAGTAGGGTTACTAACTACTGTAGTATTAGGAATAGTAAATGCAGTAGTTACTCCATCCCCTGCATGGTATGTTTTTACTTTTGGATCAGTAGTACTAACTTTTCCTCTATAGGCTGCAAAACTAGCATGCACATTTGTTACGGCGTCATCACTTAGCCAATACCATGTAGTTGTAGAACCATCTACCTTTTTACAGTAAAATCGTACACGCCATTTAATTTGAAAACCTTTTTGAATGGTGTGTTTGATAACAGTTGTGTTTGTACTTTCAGTATGTAAAGGTATCCAATCAGGCATGTTAGAGTCAATTACCTCATCAAGAATTACTTGACCAACACCGCTAACTGATTCATCCGAGTCTTGGATCGTAGACCATTTTACATAGGTGTCTACAGTGTAGTAGTATGAAAATGTGGCAGCCATTACAATGACCTCGCAAGTGTGTCTAGAACGTTACTTGTTTTCAATCTGTCTCCAAATACCTTAACTAAGCGCTCTGCTTCTGCTACTGAACCCTGTTGAATATAGACCTTCATATTAACATTAATAACTGCAGATCTAGATCCGTTAGCGCCCATGCTATGCCCTACATTCATACCTTCAATAGGACCACCAACATCTTCATTAGGGCCAAGAGTACTTAGTGTCGAGCTTAAGCTTGGGCTAGATATATCAGCAGTGCCTGCTACTGCAGGATAGTTTGACTTCTTAACTACGGACATAGATTGTCCAGAGATAGCCTTAGGACCTATTGTAGGTGATGAATGACCATTGATTGGGGATGCAGGAGCACCGCTTAGGTACTGCGCTGGGTTAATCTTTACACCCTTATCATTAAGAAGTTCAAAGTGAAGGTGAGGTCCAGTAGAGTTACCTGCTCCTGGTGCACCAGCTTTACCACCAGATCGTCCAATGATATCTCCAGGGCGAACCTTTTGTCCTCTAGATACATTTATCTGGGACATGTGTGCGTAGCGTGACTTGGTTCCATCAGCGTGTTGAACTTCAACCCAGTTACCATAACCCATGGCTTCATTACCGATAGAGCTAATGTGTCCATTAGTAATTGCGGTAAGGGCACTTCCTACGGGTGTACCAAAGTCAATACCTTTATGGTCTGTAGATCCTTTACCACCTGGAGATGTGCGATGTCCAAATGGAGAGGTAATAGTTGTTCCTCTTGGAACAGGGCTAGCAAAAGACATTGGGTGTGATCCACCAGAAGCACCTGTACCTAAGTTACCGTGATCGGTAGGACCTCCTACAGATTCTGCCATAGCTAGCAGTTCTTCCCCCGTAGGGCCTTTAAAGAAAGATCCTAGTCTACCCAAAAGCGAAGGCCCACCACTTTTAGCCCCGCTTAAAAACTTACTCATCATCTTGTATTGAAGAACATTTGAACCTATGCCTAAAGCAGTACTGCCTACTTTAGAAACTGTTCCGCCCATACCACCGGCATTAGGAAATGTTTGAAGAATGCCTTTAAGAGTCATTAAACCTTGATTAACAGGTCCAAGAAGATTAGCCATTTTGCTATATGCATCATTAAGAGATGATGCGGTACGTAAACTAGAGTCATAGCCCCCAACTAAACCCTGCTCTGTTGATGCTAGCTTACTATTTTCGCTAGAGTTATACCGGAAGTTTGCACGAATAGGACTGCTTTGATCTACACCTAAAGTATTTAACATCTGGTTTGGGTCAGACATTTGTGATGCTGAAAGACCCTTACCGTTAGAAGCACGGGCCATAATACCTGACTGAAGAGTTTGCATCAGTGCAGTATCTCCACCGGTAATTTGCATAAGGGTTGAATATCCCTTGCTGCCAGGGTTCATTACAAGGGCAGCTTGTTCCTTTGTTACAGGACGACCACGATACAAGAAGTTATAAACTTCATTAATTAATTGATTAGGTGGACGAAGGTTTCCGTTGGAATCACGAACACGAATTCCGGCACGTAAAAAGCTCATACCATTCATGTTTGCCATACTTGAGGCAGCTTGTTCGTTGCTCATGCCGGTAATAGCACTAAGGCCACCAAGCTGACTCATAATGTTCTTTGAACTTAGAGAGTTAGCAGTATAACCGCTTGAATAAAGATTCATAGCAGCCATGGTTGGACCCATAGCGCTGGTAGCTCCACCGCCTACTTGACGGTTAGCTTGAAGAATAGCTTGGCGAGAACTCATGCCGCTGACACCAGCAAAGGTATCTGCACCCATACGCTGGGTTACTGCAGCCATAGTATCTGGAGCCATAGACATGGCGGTAGAACCTACAGCTGCAAGACCAAGACCTATGCCAACAGCTTTTTCTGTTTTGCTAAATGATCCTAAACCTAGACGTCCAGAACCTGGTTGATCTGACCCAATAGAGCCAGCAGTCTTCTTTATATCCTGAGAAGTATTTGCCCAGTTCTTAGAGATGCGGTCAACAACCTTTTCAACTTCTTTAAATAGCTTAAGAAGTTCTTTAGGCATGTCTTCAAAGGCAGAATCTTTCCCTACTGATGCAAAACCTTCTGGGGAATCTGAAGAGTTTACTAAGTTATTGCCTACTGATCCTGCCATTTACTCACCGCCTTACTCTATATAGTGCCTTATTTAACCAGTTCATTCGCTCTCTTGGACTAAGAGAACGTAACTCATTTAACGACCACCCCGGGTACTGTTGACTTAATAAGTCTTGTACCTCTAGTAGGGTTTCGTAATCAATCTCGCTATCGAAAGAGATCCGCCAACGTAAGTGGCAGCGGAACCTCCGACCCGCAAGACTGACATGTAGTTTTAATTTCGTTGAGTTGTGGACCTGGGTTGCGGTTTGTAATCTCCTGCAAGATGTCTCGGCGGTCCCTTATGCCTAAAGACCTTACGGTCTCTACGCTAATGACGGGGGCGCCGTTAATAGACTTGATGCAGTTCTTCAAAAGAATTGTATCTAACTCTGCGCTGGTTTTGTTGGTAGACGTTACAAATGCTTTCTGGGTAATACCAGTAGGCAGGGTAATGACAACCTCTCCAACCTTGCAGTTAACAGTAAATTCTCGGTCCCCATCAAGCTTCTTGAGTGGGACATCCTTGCTTAAATCAATTTCATAAATCTGTTCAAAATCACACTTAGGGCAGTTTGCTGGCCCAAGCTTTACCTCTGCACCAAAGGTTGCATTCCTAATAGCTAGGAGTAGCAGCTCTCGGTCTCCGGCATATAAAGCGTCTAAAAGCTCTGGAGTTGCCGGCTCATTTCCGATCTTTACTGTGGCACGCTCTAGGATGTTGAGAAGAGCCTTGCCTGGATCACTGATCTTAGAGACTGCTTCTTCATCTAAGCCAGTAAGTTCCCTAATCTCAGCTGTAGAGATTAGGCCTGTAAATGGGTCTAGCAACCCACCTAGTAGTTCAACGTCTGTACCAGGAGGTGGCGTAACTGGAGGCTTAGGGTTTCCAGTAGCCACTTCCTGGCCAGAGACGTTCATTGCTTCTGCGGCTAGCTTGTTAGCTAGGTCCGGATTTTGTCCCGCATTAATAGTCGTATCGTTAGCCATATCTTATTCCTTTTTAGTTTATTAGAGTGTGAATGGTGACGCAGAACCAGCTGCTGTGTAGTTAGTTCCGTAGTGTACGTCAAAGCCTTCATGAACAAAGGTCATTTCCTCCACCATAAGGGTGTTAGATCCTGCGTCAAGGTTGCTGTAGGCAAGTGAGCTAATCCAAGCATTATACACCTTGAAGCGAAGTGATGTGTGTTGCTTGTACGGATCAGTAGCCTGAGCTCCATCAGAACCGGTACCGGCCTGTGGATTTGGATGTGAGAGTACCTGAATCTCAAGGTTGCAACGGAAAGCCGCTCCAACGCCTGTGCTCAAGCTTGGGGTTAGTACAGTAAACAAACGCTTCATCCAGAGTGAGTTATCTGGCTGACCCAACATTACGCCCTTTGAGAGGCTGAGTGGGGTGAACGCAGACTGTCCTGGAATCTGGTGAACGTTGGTGTTGTAACCACCTTCACGGTAAGCGATTGGTTCTGTGGTAACGCTCAAGCCGGAAAGAGATACGAATCCCATCTGACCAAAGTTGCTACCCCAGTGACTATCCTTATCTCCATCAACTGGGCTAAAAGTTACTAGGAACTTAAAGTTACGTACTGGATCAGTTAATAGATTACTAAGTTGATTGGTTGTTGGTGATGCCATTTTCTATATCTCCTTTACGCTGATGCGTTTCCGGTTAGTTGTCCAAGCTTGATGACAACGAACTCTGCTGGGTATTCAAGAGCGACACCGACTACAACATTAACGATACCGGCTTGAATGTCGGTAAAGTCAGTAGTAGTATCATCGCAGTTCACGTAGAAAGCTTGGCTTGGATTTGAACCACGAAGGCCGCCTGCCTGCCAGTATGAAAGCAAGAAGGAGTTGATTGAGGTACGGATCTGTAGCCATAGACGTGAGTCGTTATTCTCAAATACTGCAAACTGTGTAAGGTTTGCGATCTGCTTCTCGATGTAGATCAAAGAGCGGCGGATATTGATATAACGATTGTCTGGGGTGTTATCCAGAGTACGTCCACCCATGATAACGATGTTAGCGCCTGGGATAGGACGGATAGCGTTGATTGGGTTTACGCCTGTGTTGAGGCTATCCAAGTCAGCGTTAGAGAATGCAAGCTCGGTAGAGACTGCAAGAGCAACCTTAGTGTTAAGACCGGCTGGAGTCTTTGCAGGACCACGAGATGCATCTGTAGCTAGGTATGTACCTACTACACCAGCGCCTGGAGCCTGTAGACGAGTAGCACCAATTGACTTGGTTGCGTCTGGGATGTTTACCCATGGGAAGTATGCAGCAGCAATGTTTCCAGTTGTTGAAGCAGAGAAGATAGCCTTTGTTGCGGCGATCTGAGCCTGTGCTGCAGAAACTGTCATTCCTGATGGAGTATCAATTACAGCAAAAGCATCTGGACGGCTAGCTGCATAAGTTACTGCATCGCCGTGAATCTGAGCTGTAAGAGTAGCTGTTGATGCGTATGGTGCATCAGGTGCGTAGACAACCAGTGGGTTAGGGATAACGTCAAAGGATGTCCAGGCTGTGCTGAGATCTGTACGAGCAACTGCAGCGCCGTCTGTACCACCGATTAGTGGGACCTGGCTCTGTAGAACTGCAGGTGTCTTTGTGTTATCAATACCAGCTGAAAGAATCTTAATAGAGCTTCCATTTGCTGAGTTGATTACTGAAAGAACATAGTTCTTATCTGTAGGCGACATGCTTAGGTCGTTATAGGTTTCTACCAAAGTATTGGTAGAAGTACCGTTTGTTGTTACAGCCTGGTAAACATTCAAGCCAAAGCGTGAGGCTGTTCCAGCTGCAACAATCTGAACTGAGTAGGCATTTCCCCAGATTCCTGGGTTAGAGCTGTTAATTGTGAATACCGGGTTTGAACCAGTTGTAGCCGTTGCTGTAGCAGAAGCTCCAGTAACAGCGGTACCTGTAGCGGCATTTGCAACTGTAAACTGGCTAGAGCTACGAGTAGCAATGATCACGTTTGAGAGGTTAAATGCTGCTGTAGATAGGCCAGTAATAGATACGGTCTGTCCTACAGTAAATGTATTAGTAGCTGTGTATGTTACAACTCCGCCTGTTGCAGATGCAGCAGTTACAGTAGCTGTAGTTGTGGTGCCTGAGCCATCATTGATAATGGTTGATGCAGCAGTAGCGCCTGAGCCTACTACACGCTTGACGTATAGGTCACGTCCACCATTAGCAAAAAAGTTATAGGCAGCCCATGTTGTTGGGTAGAGATCTGAAAGTCCACCGAAGGTGTTGGTAAAGTCGCTCCAGGTGCTTACTTTTACTGGGGAGACGATAGAGCCTTTAGGCAGTGCGCCTGCAAAAGCACCAACAGCACTGCTGGTATCTGCAATCGCAACTGCTTGTGGCAGTGCAACTTCTTGGACATAGACTCCGGGGCGACTAAATGTAGCCATTCGGGTTACTCCTTTAGGGTTAGGTTATTTTCTTAGTTTCGGTATTGTAATCAGTTTGTAGTGAATGGGGTGTTTTGACTATTAAGCGAGATGTTAGGGTCTTGGGTTACTTGATGTACTTCAGCAAGCTGGCTAGGGAATAGCTCAGAACTTACTCGGATATTGTAGACATTACTAAAGAGACGTTTTCCGCCCTCAGTCGTATCTCTTTTGGAGAACCCCAACATATCCACACGACGATTAGTACCGTCTTCTGGAATAGGAAGTTGACCAAACCTAAGTGGTAGTCTACCAGGAGAAAACAGCTGGGCCATGATCTGACGATCGTGACGGGGCTGACGAGACCAAGTAGATACCTGGTAGATCAAATCTACCGGGATAGGAAAATCTGTGGTGTAGCTTTTGGCGCTATCTGCACCTTCAGGGGTATAGGTTGTTTGAATGATGCCACGGTGGGCACGCTCTACATCCTCACGAACACCTACTAGATCTAAGGTGATATATGGGTAGCTCTGTGTACGAATATCTTTATCTGGTTGGCCGTAGTAGACCGCAACAGGCCTAGATGAGTTTCCGCCATCTGATACCGTCAAGCCTTGAAGCAAGGTCTTAAGGGCTGCGTCTTCATTAAGTAGAAATGGCATTATGCGTTTCCTAACATGAAGGTTCTCATAGCAGGCATGGGAGGTACGTGTTGAGTCCCGTACTCTAAGGTAAGAATTTGATCCTCTACTTCAGAGGGATACTTAATAGTGTGATTACCGTTTTCGTAATCAATGCGTAGGCTATCAGTAAGATCTGAAGGCCAACCATAGCTCTGGGCATGGCTACGAAGCCTAGATGTATACTCTTCTGTTAGCTGCTTTTCTGCTGCCTGAATAACCTTGTTAAGTGTTTGCTTTATGCTAGCCACGGTTACGGAGCCAACTCGTTAGCAGATATCCTGCAACAAAACCAACGGCGGCTTGCTTCTCGCCATTACGGTTCAGTCCAACTGCACCACGAATGAACTCTTCTTTATCGGCGTCGGTCTCTTCACGACCAAGCCTTTTAGCTAGATAAATCATATTTCCTCCATAGGAAGGCGCAAGGTAAAGCAGCAGGGTTCCGGATTCCTCCGGCGTCAACAGCAATAATAAAGCAAAAGAGCCCCTTTCGGGGCTCTAAAGCTTATTTCTTTTTGTCGGCCTTCTTCTTAGCCGGAGACTTTTTGGTGATCTTCTCGGCCAAAGCCTTGTCCATCTTTTCGTCTTCTTTACGAGTAGGTTTGGTCTTGTCCATCTCCTTGTCCGCAGCGTCAAACTTCTTCTTCTGAGCTGGGGTCATCTTCTTCTTAAGCTTTGCGTCTTGTTCTTTATCTGACTTAGCCATTACTTCTTACCGCCTTTTTTCTTTTTGCAGGCGCCCTTGCAGTTAGGCTTAGAGCATCCGCATCCGCATGATTTGCACATATTATACCTTCTTTAGTCGTGGGTTTTTCTTCTTGGCGCTCTTTGAAGCTCCTCGTGAAGATGCTGCCAAAATAGCGTCGGCTGACTCTTTCGAGACGCCTTCCTTTTTAGCAATCTTCTCAGAAGCCTTTTCAAAGCCTGGGTGTTTCTTACTTGCTTTTTTTGTTGCCATTTGTTTTCTTCACCTTTTCTGGGAGTTTCTTTCCCTTAGGGGTTTTAGCCTCAAACTCCGCAGCTAACTTAGGGTCTTTAGCATACAGGGCACGGCGTTGAGCTTGAGATTTAAAAGGCATTAGCTAATTTTTCCCGATACAAATACATTTGCATTAGTTCCATCTAAGCAGGTGAACTCATACTCTGCTGTGTTATGGGTAGGCAAGAAAAACGAGTTTCCAGAGGTAGCGTGGGTACTGCCAACTCCGTGGTTATCTTGAGCCCCAGATGTGTAGGCATATCGGTTAACAATAACCTTAACTACCTTACCCGCAGTGTAGTTAGTGTGAGTAAAAGTGACGGTTCCCCCAGCTACGCTAACAAAGACAATAGAGTCAGTTAGGTAGTCAATTTGTACAGTGTTAGATGTTGTGGTTCTAACGCCTGTAGTAATTGATTGAGCGCTAAGGTTAGAGATACCGTTGATATTAAGAATGGAGTTATTAACCGTCAAACTAGCTGGGTTATTTGTGGTTTGATCTGTAATAAATAGTGTTCCAGGTCCAATGTGTACAGACTTCCAGCGAAGGGCATCTGAACCTAAATTGTAGGTGTTATCTAGGGCAGGAAGTACATCCGTAGAGATGTTATTAAGGCTGGCTGCTTGAGCAAAGACAATGTTGTCCGTGCCAATCTTAATGCTGTAATCGGACATAGTTCCAGTTAAACTTTCAAAGAAAGTCTTGTTTCCGTTAAGGGTTCCATTGAGAACAAGTACTTGGTCACCTTGAGCTACTTGACCCACTGTGCTGTTATCGTAGTCTGTAGCACGAGTAAGAATAGGGGTCACACCAGAAGCCATACGAGTTGCTACATAAATGCCATTTTGCTTAGCGTCTGTTTGATTTTTAATAAGTATGCGGTCGTTTTGTGCGAGTGTTTGACTATCAAGCCCAATAGTTCCTACAGTTGTAGATGTGAAATTAGCGCCTGGCCCAGTTCCACCATCAGATCCATCGCTACCTGCATGGTAAGTCCACACACCGCTTAATGGTGCGGTAGTGGCTGCAACAACGGCGGCATGCACATTTGTTACGCCTGCAGGACCTTGCGGTCCTTGTGGGCCAGTGGCTCCGTTTGCCCCTGAAAAACCCTGAGCTCCGGTATCACCTTTGTCTCCTTTAGGTCCTTGTGGTCCAGTAGCACCAGTTGCGCCAGCTGCACCATTAGTACCATTAGTACCATTAGTGCCGTTAGTGCCTGCTGCCCCAGTGGCTCCGGTATCACCTTTAGGTCCTTGAGCTCCAGTATCACCTTTATCGCCTTTAGGGCCAGTGGCTCCAGCTGCTCCAGTGGCTCCTGGATTTCCTTGTGGTCCTGGAGAACCCTGTGGACCTACACCGCCTGAGTTGGAATAATGGATGTTTGCCATTATCGGCTCACCCGCAGTACTGCTACATATGCAGAGGTGTCTTGGTGAATAACGTATAGTTCATCAGAAGCAGGAAGATCATCAACAGTCACTGCACCACCTGAAACAATGCTTACACCGTAGGATGTTGCGCTAACATCGGCACCCCCTAGATATGCAACTCCTGTACCAAGGTTCTGCACCTGAACAGTTACTGAGGTAAACGTGTCTGACAAGTTTGTTATAGCTACTGGGGTAGTGCTATTAACAGCAATACGAGCATGGGATATAGACATTAGACTCCTTTAGGGGCGGTAGATTCATCAAACGGATTATACCCAGCAAATGACTGGAATTGTGAGTCATTCACTAGCTCTTCAGCGTTTACCTGTTCACAGGAGATCTGAAGAGTTGTATATTTGCCCTTAATAATGCCGTGGGGTGAGACTTGGGTAGGAGAGAATACTTCTCCTCTAAAGACGATACGGTCACGAAGATAGGCGTCTGGATTAGTCTCAATAGTAGAGATCTGCCTAGCGTTAGCCGCATTTCCGCCGTAGAAGTTAAGGTGGTTTTCAATAACGTCAACGTTGACAGTGATGGTCAAAATATCAGTGTTATAGAAACCACGGTCGCTTTGTACTGTGGCGCCTTGTTCTAGGTGGGCATTGATTACTGGGATAGTAAATGGTCTCATCCACTTACGTCCCCCACCAACGATTGAAGAACCTACATCATAGATTGGGTCTACATCTGTATTGGGGGCATCAAAGATCCACCAGTCTACAAACTGACCTACAGTCTGAACTAGCTCAGTAGTGGTACCAGATACAAAAGAACCACGTTCGTAGTTAACGTTAAAGCGGCCCTCTTTCTGGTCTCCACGCATGATTACTCCGTTACTGGTGACTGAGTGGTTGGTGTTACAACCGGTGTTGTCTCTGGTGGCTTAGGCAAAGAAAAAGTATTTGTTTCTAGATCGTATACAAGTCCAGGGGCAATCTCAAGCTGTTGTGTAACAACCTGGTTAGTAACATCTAAGATTGTAGGGTTACTGAGAAGAATAGCTGCTAGGCGATCTTCAGTGTGAAGAACTTCTACTACTTCATTATCAATAATGAATGCGATCTTGTGAGGTGGCTGGATCATATTTGTCATTTTGTTTCCTATTCTTCTTCCGTAATTGATACTTTAACTTGACCCCATTTATGTAGTGGGCATGAGGCGTTAGGCAATTTTACCTTTTGTGACATAAAACA